AGCAGACCCTCAAAACTCATCATGCGAATTTCACTCTAAAAAGATAAGAAGACAAAAGGTAGTCGGAAAGAAAGGGTATGTGTCATTTACAATGAATTTTGCTAAAAGAAGATATTTTTTTGGGGGAAGAGATTATATGGAGGAACTCATAACTGGAAAACAATATGTTCCAGAAGTTGTGATTCCAGAAGGGTATAATGTTAATCAAACATTTGAATCAGTAAGAAATGAAGACGATTGGATTCAAGATGAAATAGTATTTGACAACCCAGGTTTATAAAATATTTAAAAATGAAAACAGAAAAAGAATTAGAGAAACATAAAAGACAATATGACTTTATTGTTAGAGATAAAGATGGGAATCCTTGGTTACAAGATTTTCATTATATTGAAGTAAAATAAGGAGGATTAATTATGAACTGGTTCATACAAATTAGATGTTGGTGGTGGCGTATCTGGACATTTAGAAACGCTAAATTTAAAATGGATACTTCTCCACCTAATTATTTTATGCCAGGAGAAACATTGACATACGGTAAAGAAAATAGATATGCAATGTATATTGGTAAAGGCTATTACATAAACTGTCATTATGGAAAAATAAAATACCCATATTAGAAATAGAAGACGATTGGATTCAAGATGAAATAGTATTTGACAATCAAGTTTTATAAAATATTTAAAAATGAAAACAGAAAAAGAAATCTATAGCGAGATGACAGAAAAAGTCAACGAAGCAAAAAGAGAAAAGAAAAGACGACCAAGCTTAAAAAAGTACGAAAGAGCACTAAAAATAGTGAGAGTAATGTCTTTTGAAGAAATTAAAAGAGAAAGAGATAAGGTATCCAACCAACTAAAAGACACAATGGAATTATTTCCGAAATACCTTGAGAACTTCTCAGCGTTCAAAAAATCTACACAAGAACATCAAGAAAGAGCTGTTAAAGATGTTTTCTTGAAGGAGTTTAATGTCGCTGAGTTAAAAAGAAGAATTAAAGAATTAAATTACATTTTAAATTAAAAAATCATGAGTAAAATAGACGAAAAAGCAAAATCTTTATTAGATGAATTAGGTGAATCTCCAGCTATAGTTTTATATGCAGAAGGAGAAGAGCAAACCATGTCGTTTCAAGGAAATATACAAGAGATAATCTCACTATTAATCACAACAATGCTTGAATACCCAGAGTTTACAGAGTTCGTAAACTTAGCTTGCATTGGGTATATGGCAGAAATGGAGGAGCAAAATAAAATCGTAGAGCAAGCTAAAAATAACGGAGTAAACTAATGTTTCATAAAGGAGCTAAGTGGGTTAATTCGGCATTGCATCCAACAATGAACGATACAATAATACCAGAGACTAATGTTACAATTAAAGGTCAAGGAGTGCTAGAGTTTGGTGTTAAGTATTTAATTAGCGGTTTTGGAGAAGGATATCCTGATGAAGAAGGAAACAGAAAAGAGCTTTGGGTTATTATTAACAAATACAATACCGAAGTGCCACCTATACATATATTTAAAAAAGACTTAAATAGTCTTTATGAAAGAGAATTAATTACAGTATTATAATAAATATTAAAATATTTTTAATATATTTGCTAAAAATTAAGTTAAACTAAATTAAATTAAAAAATTATGGCTAGAGGAAAGCAAGAAAGCAACGTAATATTCTTTAAGGTTGCATACGAAAACAATGATAAAGACGCTGGGAAACCATTCTTCGCAGAACAAGTTAAGAAAGGTGATTCATGGGTAGATTCTGGAGACGATACGTTTCTTGAAGGTCGAGTAATCGGCATTGAAAAAGGAAGCTACGAGTACAAGAAAGGGAAGAAAACATTAACTCAAAACACATTTAAATTAAAATTAGATGGTGGAGGCGAGACCTATGTTATAGGATTTAATTATAATTATTATTCAAGAAACATTCTTAATACAATTGCAGCTATTGATGATTTAGGTTCAGCTGTAGTAAAGATGTCTGTTTACAGAAATAAGGATGGATTTGTCAGCATTTACACTACCGTAAATGGAGAAAAGACAGATTGGGCTATTGATGCTAAGAAACTTCCGTCTAACGAGGACGATAAATGGGAGGCTTCTTTTGACCATTTTATAGACACTATTTCAGCAAACATTCCTGCTAAAGTTGACGGCTTAGGAGGCTCTTTCGATGACGCTGTAGATAGTGTGGCTGCTGAAATGAGAGCTCACACTGAGGCTGCTAATAGAAGAGCTTCAAAAGATGACGTTGTTGTTGATGACCCTCAAGATTTGCCTTTTTAAAAAGGTAGAATTAAATTTTACCTTTTTAAACATTTTAACTATCTTTGTTGTGAAAATCATAATTAATTTATAATGGAAGCAACAAAGATTTGTTTTAAATGTAAAAAAGAAAAACTACTATCCGAATACTACAAGCATAAGAAGATGTCAGATGGTCATCTAAACAAGTGTAAGGATTGTGCAAGGGTGGATGTGCGTAAAAGAGAGGAAAATCTAAAAAAAGACTCAGAATGGGTTGAAAATGAAAAAGCTAGACACAGAGATAAGTACTATAGATTAAGATATAAAGAAAAGCATAAACCTACTCCTGAGCAGAAAAAAAAGAGCATGGATAGGTATAGAAATAAATATCCTGAAAAGTATAAAGCTAAAAATGTTACTCAAAGATTTCCAAGAAAGGAAGGGTGTGAGCTCCATCATTGGAGTTATAATAAGGAGCATTATTCATGCGTTATAGAACTAACAACAGAAGACCATTATACGGCTCACAGATTTATGATTTATGACCAAGAAAGAATGATGTATAGAAGGTGTGATAACGGAGAGTTATTAGATACAAGGGAGAAGCATTATGCTTTTATATCCGCAAGAATATTAGAGGAACAACAAAAATGAAAGAATTAAAAGAATTAGAGAAATACCTAAACAAAAGAAGTCAGCCTAAAACCTCGACTAAAACAGCTGAAGAATGGGAGCTACTAGAGTTTAAAAGGAGATTAAACCAACCTCCCCCAGAATCAATACTACGTAAAAACCCTGAGTACGGGAATCAGTATATCCCTTTACAATATGTAGAGGTAATGTTAAATATACTCTTTGATTATTGGAGTCCAGTAATGACGCATAAACCAGACTATATAGATGGACAAACTGTTTCTTATATAGATGTGATAGTGGGGCATCCAGTGTTAAAAATAAAACAAGTATACTCAGGAACAGCTATCGTAGGCACAATGCCGAATAGCGAAAACTATCGTGACGTACATAAAAGAATACCAGCTGGAGAGAGTTTTGCTATACTAAATGCTGTTCAAAAGATTGGCAGGTTATTTAGACCACAACAGGAGGTTTTCATTTCGGCATTGGATAATTATTTTGAGAAAGAAACAAAAGAAGAAAGAAGCGAGATGTTTGAGACTCTTGAGCGAATGATAAAAGGAATTGATTTAAAGATTGCTAAAAACAAAATAAAAGTAAGCGGATGGATTAATGATGCTCTTATAGATAAAAATATAACTGAAGAAGAAAGAGACGAATTATTTAAAAAGTTTTTATAAAAATAAAACAATTAACATGGGTAAAAAAATAAGCTGGAGTAAATATAAATTCCGCTGTTCGGCATTGTATAATATAATGTCAGGAACAGTAGGAACAACAGAAGCTGAAAACATAGAACTTCAAGAGCTTCTTCAAAAGGAAAAAGAGGTAATAGGCCTTACTGATAACCAAGTAAAAGAGCTTGATGACCTTAAAGAGAAAGAAAAGCTAACTGTTAAACAGAAAGCTAAGATAGCTGAATATGAAGAAAGGAAGACTAAAAAGAAAACACTAACTCCTTTACAAACCAAAAGAAAGGAAGAGTTGATAAAGAAATCTAAAAGTACGGAACTTCCGCAAGGAGTAAAAACATACTTAAGAAATCTTTACAGAGAAGAGACGTATAATAGAAAAAAGAGGTTAGAGTCTAAATACATCTTAAAAGGAAACCTTCAAGAGAAAGAGGCTACTCAAATGTATAGTGTGTTCAAGCAAACCCCATTTGCAAGAAACTTTGATAGAGCTTATAATGACTGGATTTCAGGAGAGTATGACTTATATATTGGTAAAGACATTTATAATGTAAAAGAAGGATTTGATACTAAATGTAGTTTTGATTTATCTACATTTCCTTTTAAAGAAGACCCTCTTGATTGGAACTACTACTGGCAAAACATGGGGTACATGTGGTTGTCTGGAGCTAAAACCTGGACGACTGTTTATTGTCTAACGAACACTCCCTCTTCTATGATAGAAGATATGATTTATAGGGAAAAGTTTAGATGGGAAGGAAATGATATTCCTTTATGGAAAAAGCTAGAGATTATAAACAATAATGTGTTTGACGATAAGTCATTTGCTTCAGAAATTTTAAAGCAAGACGCAATACCGAATCCTGATAGTGAAGACGAGGACAATATTAAAGCAGTTGATATTGTAAATAATTTCATCCCTATGGAGCTTCACGAAAGAATAATTGAAAAACAAATGCATTGGGACGAATCTATTCCTGACAGAATAAAAGAGAGGATTCGGCATTGTAGAAAATATTTAGTAACTTTAAGCAAACAAAAATGAACTTAGTGGAATTTGAATCATACATGTCTATCATGGCTTTTATGCTGCTAGCCTACGTTATCTACAAAAACTGGAACGGAGATAATTCTAATCAAAAATAAATATTATGGGTAAATCAACAAGGATGACCAAGAAAGAGGCTGAATACCTCGGTCTTGAGCCTAAAAACCATAACCAATATAATCTAGGTGAAAAAAATCTCAGGAAACTTTACAAATACAGAGGATATGACGATGAGCTTATTGAGAGCTGTATAGAAAGAGGTATAAATCCTAATAATGTCGGGCAATATTGGTATAAGTCTAAGCATATTTCCATAAATGTTAAAAAAGACTTAGAGAATACAAAGGAACAGATTTTAGATAAGTTTGAGCAATTAATTAGCGATATTAAATTCAAACCTATAAAGCTAAAGCCTACAAAAGGTAATAGTAAGGCCTGTAAGATAACTATAAGCGACTCTCATGTAGGAATGAACCCAAGCCCTGATAAATCTCCACTATTTAAATACGAGTACAACAGTGAGATATATGGAGAATCCCTAAATAAAGTCTATGAATCAGTTATAAAAGAGTACAATATTCATGGAGCATTTGATATTTTATTCTTGGATGACCTTGGAGATTTAGCTGACGGATGGAATGGGTATACGACCAGGGGAGGACATAAGCTTCCTCAAAACATGACAAATGCAGATGTATTTGAGGTTTGCGTAGACGCTAAAGTAAGATTAATAAGAAATCTAGTGGAGAGTAGAGTTGCAAACAAAATCATTCTTAGATGTGTGACAAATGATAATCATAGCGGTGATTTTTCCTTGTTAATTAATAAAGCGATAGAGAAAATAATAAATCTAATATACGACAAATCACTCGTTAAAGTAGATATACTTACTAAATTTATAGACCACAGGGTTTATGGAAACCATTGCTTTATACTTACTCATGGTAAAGATAAGTCTCAAATGAAGTTTGGGCTACCAATTGTTTTAAATGATAAAGCTATAAGGCTTATAAATGATTATATAGACCATTACGACATAGATAGCAAGTATATACATGTTGAAAAAGGAGATTTACATCAAATAGGATATCAAAGAACAAAGAAATTTGACTACAGGAATTTCATGAGCTTTGCCCCTCCTAGTAGCTGGATACAGCATAATTTTGGAGATAGTTATTCTGGATATTCTATTCAAATAATACCTAAAGATAGCAATGAAATTAGTCATACGGACTACTTCCTTGATTACAAGAAAATTAGCGATAGGAATTTTTAAAAAAGCAAAATAAAATTATGGAAAAAGAAAATAAAGGATTAAGATTTAATCAAGGAAAAATAAGGTACGACCTTATCCCTCAGTACGCTCAAGAGCAATATGCTAGAGTTCTAACCAAAGGGTCAGAAAAATATACAGAAAGAAACTGGGAAAAAGGAATGGATTGGAGCGTAGTTATCGCTTCATTGAAAAGGCATGTAGCAGCATTTGAAAGAGGAGAGGATTTTGATAAAGAGACTGGGCTACTTCATACAGCTCATGTGATGTGTAACGCAGCATTCTTAACTCAGTACTATAAAATATATCCACAAGGAGACAATAGGCCTCACAAATATTTAAACGCTCCAAAAATAGGATTAGATATTGACGAGGTATTAGCAGACTGGGTTGGGCATTGGACTAAAAAACATGGTCAAGAAGCCCCTGAGACATGGAATTTTGACAGAAATATATCAGATAAATTTGAAGCATTAGCTGATGATAAAGATTTCTGGCTTAGCATTCCAGTAAAGACAAAACCAGAAGACATTCACTTTGAGCCTCATTGCTACATCACATCTCGCTCTATTCCTGTTGAATGGACTGAAGAATGGTTAGATAAAAATGGATTCCCTACAATGCCAGTTTACTCTGTTGGATTGGAAGAAAGTAAAATAGAGGTAGCTAAAAGAAGTGGTATAGATATATTTGTAGATGATAGATTTGAGAATTTTGTAGAACTAAATAATGCTGGAATATGCTGTTATTTATTTGATGCTTTACATAATAGAAGGTATGATGTTGGGCACAAGAGGATTAAATCTTTAAGGGAATTAAATGAATATTAAACGTAAATAAAAGGTGCTTTTGTAACCAATGTAATGAAAATAAAACTGTAACTTTATTAGTAATTGACATTAATAAACAAGAGCAAATTGGAAGATGACCATCAAGATATAATACCTAAAATACTTATAGATGTATATATTCCTGTTGAAGAAGAACAGTATAATGTTCTAACCGATTTAGGCATGGGAGAGTTTGAGTATTATTTTACCGTAGAGTCTTTATTGAGAAAAGAAGGAATAGATTCTCCTTACACTAAAGACCAGCTTCCAATATTTTATGATTTATATGCAAATTAATTATTATATTAAATAATTTTTAATATATTTGCAATGAATCGATACATAATAAAAATATCTGCTAGAAGATAAACAGTAGGTGGATGTGGATGCTGACTTAGTTGAAGCGTGTTGAAGCCTATAAATCACTCCAACGATTGTTGTTTATTAGATAGTGCTTATTACGTAGAAGCGACATACAGAAAACGGCAAAGGTATGTAACGTGCCGAAGAGTATCCGATGGAAAGGACAGATATTTTTTAAATTTAAATTAAATTAAATGAAAATAGGAGAAGTAGATGTTGAAGAAATCAACTTTCTAAGAGACCAAATAAATGTTCACTTCGGTGGATTGTACTGTTTTTACAGAACCTCAAACATAACAATGCATTACAGGCATCTTGTTAAATTCTTTGACGAGCTGCAGGTTAATCAAGAGTTTTATGAGAAGATAAAAGAAACCTTTTATGCATGCAAAAAAGAAAGGAAAATCAAATACATACTTGACAGAGATAGAGAGTCTATAAGAAAATGCTTAAGAATGAATTTTGATAAGTATTCTCACTTCTGCGACAAGCACAAGTCTTTCAACAACAACTACATTACAAATGTAATTAAAGGAAGGCTTAAGTTGGCTTCAAAAAAATACGAGAAATTAGTATTATTATTAGTTAGAAAATATAACCTAGAATTAAATTAAAATAAAATGAAAGAAATTAAACTTGAAGAAGATGCTATAAGCACTCAATTAAAAGGTATTAACACTGCGGTTGACTTGGTTAAAATATCGATGGGAGCAAGAGGAAGATTAGTTAATATAGACCACGCAGGCGGTATTCATTCTACTTATGATGGGTTTACTATATTGGCTCATACGGCAATGAAAGACAAATGCGAGGACATGGGGGTAAAGATTGTCCTTGAGGCTGCATCTAAACAAGTAAAGGATTGTGGAGACGGAACAACATCTGTGTCTGTATTGCTTCAAGCAATAATAAATGAAGGAGTTAAAATGCTGAAGTATGATGCTGATAGGATAAAAGTTATTGAAGGAATAAACTTAGCGTCAAAAGAAGCTATTAAAATTATAAAAGAATTGGCTAAGCCAGTAAGCAGAGATTCTCATGAGATAGAGCAAATAGCAAAGGTGTCTGCCCATGGAGACGAGGATATAGCTAAACTGATAGCTGAGGCAATATCTATAACAAACCATAACTCCATAATTAGGGTTGAAGAGTCTAAAGGGAATACCAGTTATGTTGACTTAGCAAAAGGAATGAAGGTTGGTTCTGGTTGGTTATCTGGTCTATTTGTCAACAATGGCTCTAAAGGAACTGTAGAGTATGATAACCCATTAATCCTTGTGTATGAGGGTAAGATTGAAAGGATGGCTCAGTTGCAGAACTTATTAGAAAAATGTGTTAATGCTAAAAAGCCTATCGTAATAGTTTCAGATGATATGGATGGAGAAGTCTTAGCATCTTTAGCTTTAAACGCTAAAAAAGGCCTTCCATTTGCAGCTATTAATCCTTTCGGAGAAACAAGAGAGGACAGAAAAGAAAGATTAGCTGATTTAGCAGCTTATGTTGGAGGGGAATTAATCTCTCCAGACTTAGGGCATAAGCTTGAAAATATAGATTTAAATCAACTAGGAACTTGTGATAGGGTTATTATAGCTAAAAACAACTCTATATTTCAGGACGGAGCAGGGCTTGATACTGAAATTCTTAATGAAAGAATATCTAATTTAGAATCGTTGGTAAAAATAACAGACCATACTGTTACTAAAACCTTCTACGAGGCTAGATTAGCGGCATTAAACGGAGGTGTTGCTACTATATACGTTGGAGGTATAGTTAGTACTGATGTGGTTGAAAGAAAAGACAGAATAGATGACGCTGTTGGTTCGGCATTGTCTGCTCTTGAAGAGGGAGTTGTTCCAGGAGGAGGAGTATCTCTATTACATATATCAGAAGAACTACGTAAATTATCAAGTGATGATAGTGATGTTAATATAGGTATAAGTATATTTAAGAAAGCTGTCACAATGCCGATTCGACAAATTTTAACAAACGCAGGAGAATCTGTTGATTTTATAATAGATAAAATTAAAAACAAAAAGTCGAAGAGCTATGGATACAATGTTCATACCAAAGAATATGTAGACATGATTAAAGAAGGTATATTAGACCCAGCTAAAGTAGAAATAAAAATAATAGAAAACGCAACAATAACTGCTACAAACTTCTTAAATACAGGTGGATTGATAGCTGTTGTTCCTGAAAATAATTAAACCATGAAATCATACTTAAAAGACAAATTAATAATATTTATATGGTTCCCTATATTGGGTATCCTTTCCATATATAGCATGGATTCATTTGACCCAATTGAAGTTAGAATTGGAGTTCCAGCATTCATGTTTGCTGTACCTTTATTAACGTTTATTTACGGATACCTAAAACATAGAGAATGACACTGATTATATTTTTGATAACGAGTGCATTTATAGTGTTTACAGCCTTAATAGATGCATCTCACATATTAGAAGGTCAATATTTCAAAAGCCATAACTACAGGTTTTTACAGAGAGCATGCTTCTTTATTGTTGTTTTTATTTATAATTGGCAAATCGGCATTGCATCAATATTATTATTTATAGCTCTATTTGATTCTGTATTAAATATACTGTTGGAGTCTCCTTTATTTTATCTTGGAACCACTTCTAAATGGGATAAGTTCTTTAGGAAGAATAAATGGCTTCAAATACCAGTTAAATTAACCGCATTTATCATTAGCATTTATTTATTTATAAATGAAATGTAAAAACTGCGGAAATAAGTTTGAACAGTATGAGTTTAATAATAAGTTCTGCAAAGATATAGATTGTCAAACTCAAAAAGCGCTATATCTTCTTAGTAATAAGAAAAAGCAAGACCAAAAAAAATGGAATAAAGAGAAGAAGCAGAGAAAAGAGAGCTTAATGACAAGGGAAGACTACTTTCAAAAAGCTCTCAAAGCTTTTAATTGGTATATAAGAGAGAGAGATAGAGATATGCCATGCATTAGTTGTGATGCTCCAGCTGGGGGATACAGGATAACTTCAGGTCATTTTTATCCTCAAGGCACTTACAGAAATCTTGCTTTAGATGAAGATAACGCTCATGGCCAGTGCTGGTACAATTGCAATAAAAATAAACATGGCAATCTTTCTGAATATAGACCAAGACTTATCGATAGAATAGGCCAGGAAAGAGTTGATGCTTTAGAGCAGAGAAGGAACGGAACTCTTAAGCTAAGTATTCCAGAATTAAAAGAGCTAGAAGCCTTCTTTAATAAGAAAGCTAGAGAAGAAATAAAGAAGAGAGAATCTACCTCTTCCTGAAAGAAATCAATCTTTTATACCCAAGACTAATCATGGGAGCATTATTTGATAAGTTGTACCCTACACCGAGCTCTGCTTGCCATCCTTTTTTACTAACGAAGTCAGCGCCCATGGATATAGAGTTAAATCCAGGATAAACTGTAGCGTTACCGCCAAAATAAACTTGATTAACCCTTACTTTCTCTACAATTATGCTCTCTATTGTGTCTACTCTTGTTATTTCAGGTATCAATGCCGAATACTCAAAACTAATTGAATCAGGCCTTTCTTTAGCCCATACACCTAATGTAGCATTGATTACAGAATCATTTTTTTCATACATGTATCCTACGCTGAAATCTGACGAATCGGTATTGTATACAGTATCTGTATGATAATGATGAAAATCCCTATCTCTATAAACTACTGTATCCCTCCATGTGAAAACGGTATCAGGACTACCTTTTATATAAATAGTAGTTGTGTCTCTCTTAATAACCTCTGAGCCTCCATTTAATATACTTCCAATAGGAGATTCACACTTATTAATTAATAGTAAAATTAAGATAATTGATACTATCCATCCAATATTCTTTTTAAGAAAATCCATTATTCAGAGAAGAAGTTAGTCATAAATTTACCAACAGCCCCTAAAAGCACAGCCGTTAGTGCTAACCATTTCATTTCTTCAACTATAGCATAAGTAGTAATAGTAGTACTTACAGCTAATAAAGCATCCCCTAATTTTCTCCATTTAGCTGGAGTAGGTTTTGCGTAACTACTTGTTGCTTTTTTTATTGTATCCTTCATGTTATTTTAATTTTACATATATGGTTTTACCTTTTTGTTTCTTGGCTTGTAGGATTTCACCTCTATTCTCTCTATTAGCCGTATAGCTAACATGCACCCAGTCAGGCTCATTATCTGTGCCAAACTCCCAAATTAATTGGTCAAAAACTAAGTTTTCTTTTATGTATTCATAAAGCTCTTTATTAGTAAATCCAACCGCATCCAAATCAATAGCTTCACCCTTACAGTGCTGAGATGTTGTAGAGCCTCCAATCCTTTTATTAAGAGTCGCACTCCTAAAAAATGAATTAATCTTTATTGGTTTATTAAAGTGCTCTCTGGCTGGTTGAAATACTTTTTCAGCAACCAATTTCATTGCTGCTAACTCAGTTTTTCCTGGCGTATTATCTATTCCTCTGCGAGTCGCAGTATTAGAATGCGTTGCCTCTTTATATGAGATGTGTTTACTTATATTTTCCATTACATTGGTGATAATGTTATACTATTTCTTTTGCAGTAAAAAGTTCCAGACTTCCACTCTTTATACATCTTACCTATTTCTGCTGGAGCTATCGTAGGAAAAACTCCCATCTGCTCAGATACTTGAGTTTCAAAATTAACACTTTCGGCATCTTCTTTAGCTGCTTCTAATTTTGCTTCTTCTCTTTGTTCTTTAGCAAAATTCTGTATATCAGGTTGTTCCAAAAACATTCTAACATAAACAGGGTTTGTCATGTTTTCTGTAAACCTTGCATCAATAGCATTATTTATTTCAACCTCTCCCCCAGTTTGTATCAAATCCCATACCTTATTTCCTATGAATGGAAGTGCTGCTACAATTAACATTGGTAGATATTTTCTTACTAGATTTATTTTCTCTTTATCTTCCATTTATTTATGATTAAAGAATTTAGCTATAGAGTCAGCTTGATTTAATAAAAACATAACTGCCATACCTATTCCTATTGTTATAAAAGAAACCTTTTTAGCTTTCTTTATATAACCTTCGTTATCATTAACTCTTTGAACCAAACCTTTAATACCAGCTTGCTCGTCTCCATACAATCCTATTTCTATTCTTTTAACAGAATTATATAGCTCTTCTTGTTTTTCTGGTGTAAGCATTAGTCCTCGTTTTTTAAAATACTTAGCGATTCATTAAACTCTAAAGGTATACTTAATACTATATCTTTAAGTGCTTTATTTTTAGGAATCTTAATACAAGGCTTACCGTTCACGCTCCATAAGTCAGGAGTATCGTCATCAATACCACAGTATCTTGGGCTTGTATATTCCCCACATTCCATATCTACTCCATCACCATCTTTTATTTTCTTACCAAAAGCTTCAACTAAAGTCGTATGGATTAGTTGATTTTTCTGTTTCCAGTCTTTTATATCATTACATTCGTGTATCATTATAATCCTGAATTTAATATTTTAGATACTTCTAAAGCAACAGTATTATCATCTACCCATGCCGTATGGAAAGTTCCTTTATCAAAAAGATTTCTGTATAGTATACCTGACCTAACAATAGCTCCTTTAGAGATGTTATCTCTATTAGTTACAGATGCGAACCAAGATGCTGCTGCTGTATCAGTGTCAAAATCGGTTAATTTTACTCCATCATAATACATAAAATTATCAGAGCCATTACAAGCAAATGTCAATACATGGAAACCACTTGTGTAAGCGTTTGTGCTAGTTAATAAAGATGTAGCTCCTGCCTCAATATATCTAGCCTCTAATTTATCATTAGCATCTAATCCAAATCTTAAATTATAATTATTAGTAGCTGCATCAGAAGAGGCAAACCCAGCATTTACCGAACTCACCATTTGCATATAACAATGAATAACACCTGATGTATCAGCACTTCTATAATTAGCAATGTTATTTATAATATAGTCCGCGGAACCATCAAACTCTAAGTTTGTGGCATTTAATGTTGGCTGGCTTCCTGCTCCTGGATTAGCCATGTCATAACTACCTAATAAATCGTATTCAGTAGTAGTTGTTCCTATTTCTGATAGGAATTTGTAATTCCAACCATGTAAAATTCCGTTGATTTGGTTTAGTTCACTTATAGCAAGTTCCACACTCATTCTATAGTAATTCATTAAATCTTGATGTAAAGAAACAATGTTAGCATCACTCAATACTGAATTAGTATAACCAGTTAATACCCAATCCATAGAGCCATAAGTAATTGAGGTAGAATGTACTAATCCTATAGCTATGTTATCTAGTGTTGTGTAGTCATTAAACCATCTACCATCATCATTTAGATTACTGGTATTTTGCTCAATACCATTAACAAATAACCTAAAGCCACTTCCATTACTAATAATAGTACAAACTAATTGGGGTATATTTCTAACAGTAGAATTAGCAGTATTTTGAATAACTGCTGTTCCCCCTCCATTTTGGAGTCTTCCAAAATTTGTTGAGCCAGTTCCTCCAGCTGATATATACCTGGTTGCTGTAGCTTCGTCTGAGCTTGAGAAAGGAAATAAATCTTCCCCAACTACAGGTCTGCACACAAAAGTAATCATCCCTGTATTATCACTTCCCCTGAAATTAGAAGTTGTTTTTTCTAACCCCTGAGAAGAGGCAAGAGCAAAGGTTAAAGATTGTTTGTTATTAAAGTTGCTATCAGAGCTATTTATAGTAGGTTTTGCATGAACTCCACTAATTAAATTATGAGATTCCCCATAATCATAAGCCACTAGCTCTGCTTGAACACTAGCAGACGTTATATCAGCTTCTTCGCAGTTATCAGTATAACTTTCTATGCTTGAGATTTCATCATACAAATTCCATTCGTTTGCTACATCGCTATTATAATTATCAGACACATTATTAAATCTGTAATAAGCTACAGCATTAGATATACCACTTTCATCTTTTGGAACACCATCATTATAAATATCTGCTATTCCATTAGCATCCTTGGCATCACTTGTGAATAATATGTCTGTAATAGTTATATCAGCAAACAAATCATCTCCTCCTGAATTTACATTCCTACAACCAATTCTACCGTTATCTAAAGTTGGATAAGTATTAAACCAAGTAGTAGTATCTGTACTAACATTAAATGAGCCAACATTCACGTTGTTTACATAAAGTTTTGGTGCTACACCGTCTTGTGTTATAGCTACGTGATAAATAGTATTATCACGTAATGTAGCTGTAGTCCAGTCCAACTCCCACGCTTTAGTACCCCCTACTCTTGTGTTTATTCTTAATAATGTACTGCCAGCACTGTTCACCATAAACATAGCCATATAGGTATCAGCATCAGTATCTCCAAAACACCACAAACTATTACTTGTTGCTGGTGTTATATCAGGAGTTTTAAACCAAAAACTTATAGTTCCAGTTGTAGTGGATGCTAGAGCAGTCAATACATCATCAATATTCAAAAGCTCATCAGTAGCTATAGTTAAAGCATTTTGAGTAGAAGGAGTATTAATGTTCTCAGCACTCCACATATTAGTGAAGTAAGAAGAAAATATACTATTAAGGGTTAATCCTGATGTATAAACACCAAATAACGGACTCCCTAATCCGCTACTAGCTCCAATATGTCTCTTATTATTGAGACCCATAATTATTCCGCTGTTACGTTTACTGTATTGCCGTTTGCTGTGCAGTCTACGATAAATGGATGCATTCTTCCAGTTCCGCCCATTCCGTTACTCTTGCTGTTACCATAAGTATTGGATGTTGAGGCTGGAAATTCTACGCCATTTATTTCAGCAGTATTAGCAGCATCAATAGCCCAAGAAGCTTGCCTATAACCATTTTTCTTAACTATCTTAAACGCATCTCCAGATAGCGCATTAGAAAACTCTTGTCTCAAGTATAAAGTTGTATTACTCACAACAGTTAATACCTCAACTAATTCGTCATTTGTTGTGTCCCAGATAAAATCTCCCTTCTCAACATCTGTATTAAAAACAGTAGAAGAGCCTACCACTAAATCTTTTCTTGTCCCAGTAGTAATTGTACCAGCTGTCGGTGCAACAGATACTGGAAAAGTTTCTTTTTCATTGCTATATTGTACGTGAGTGTTTCTTCCGTTTGTAGTTACTGTAGCCATAATTTATTAAAATTTATATTACAAAGATACATTTTTTTTATTCAATGCCGATTAGCTATCTAGAATTTCTTTCCGACCTCCTAGAACTTCTTCCTCCACCTCTTTTGCTTCCGTCCAAATCCTCTCCAGTTATAATCTTCCATAGTTTATCATTTTTATCTGGATATTTAGCAGCCTCTTCCTCTGTTGTCCAGTTAAATACTGCATCAAAGAAATCTTTTCCATCTTCATCTTTAGCGGCCTTTTCTAAATTAGACCACTGCTTCAAGAAAGAGTCAGCAGGTATTAGTTTTATTATTTTATTTTTTTCAGAATCACTTAATTCATCCCATGGCTTACCTATAGCCATAACCTCAGCAGCTGTAGATATAGAGCCACTAATGTTGCCTATTTCTTGAAGCAAAGGAATGGTATTTTTCCAGTCCTCACCTCTTAAGTTGTTGATTGCGAAGTTGGTAACTATACCAGTCATACCAAAACCATTAAGTATAGATTGAATATTATCTGCAATTGTAGCATAAACGCCTTTCTTAGCTTCCTCTTCATCGTCAAAACCTTTAAATAATTCTTTTATCATCCCATTAGTAACCATAGCGAAACCAACGTTAGCCACAGAGTAATAAGCTATATCATAAACAGCTTGAACCTTCTCTTCGTTAGATAACTCTGATTTAGATGTTAAAACTCTTACGGCTGCCTTTAATTTATTTGTTGTTTGTGTTTGAGAGGTTGTAAACGCACTAAACAACCTGAATACTCTATCTCTTTGCATGTGAGATGTTTCTTGAGCTCTTGTAGATTGCTGTGCAGACTCTGATTCGTTAACAAATTTCTCATAAGCTATATCTATAGCCTCTTCATGGCTTTTTCCTTTTGCTTTTTCCTTTCTATAGACAGCTAAAGCTAACGGAGCCCCGCCTAAAAGAACACCACCTATATCCCCAACGGTTATTGGAGACATGGCTATCCTTGTGAATGTTCTAGCGAATCTTTTACTTAAAGACCCTTTAGATGAATTTAAAAGTCTATTTACCTCTATATCAAAGCTTCTTCCTTGCATTCTTCTTTTAACGTATGGAGAAGTCCATATTTCAGCAAATACTTTTGCGTCATTTCTTGTTATAGGAACAAACCCTGTCAGCCACTCGTGAAATCTGACTCCGCTAGCTGTAGAGAAGTGAGTGAATGAAGTAAGCTGCTTCGGTATTGAGGCTAATTTAAAAGCAAGAGACCCAAATATCTTGTATGTCATCATTTGATTAACAATAAAGTCAAATGAATTTGATTTTGCAGCCCTTGGGTCTTGGCCAGTTATAACTACTCCTAAATGGTCTCTAAGTTTATTAAAGTTGACAGTACCTATTTTCTTAACTATTTCTGCAGAGTTTACTGAGTTAAATATAGCGTTAACCTTTTCTCCAACTGGAACAAACTGTCTCGCTCTCTCCATTGTTGAAATGTAATTCATGGCAACCTCGTGAGCTCCTATAGACGTGTTAACTCCTAAGTTATGATTAACTCTTTGTTTTAGATTTCCTGCTACTGCGTCTTTATAATTTAGATTGCCATTATCATCCATTAATTGACCATTATCTATTATCTCTCTATTGGTCGTCTCAGCAAACCTTGGGTAATAAACTCCCTCTGGAAACTTAGTGTTAGTTAAATGTATGTATGTTGGCTCGTAATCATCTTTCATTGATGGGTAAAAATCCTCTATTAAATAATCAGAATACTCTTTGAGCTCTTTATTTCCTTCAATGTATTCAAATAATTGTTTTATCCCGTCCTTATCGAAGCCAGACTTTAATAATTTCTCGTAACCTTCTGTGATAGGTATTCCATTTGAATCAGTCTTAGATTCCTTATTACCAGAACGAGCTATATTATAAAGGTTAACAAGCGTGCTATTTGAAGGAGGCTCAAGGTAATCTTCTATTGGATTTATATCTGCATTCTTTCCTAGAATGTTTAACGCAATAGATTTTTTTCCAAATATTTTTTTAATGTCAGAAAGGTATTTGTTTTTCTTTCTATACACCTCTTCTTCCATGTTAAAGTCAGCAGTATTTACACTTTCCTTTAAATCAGTCATCTCTTCACGTAGTGCTTTACTGCCTTTAAATACAGGAATCATATTATTCCATAAGTTGTTCTTTGCTGTGAATGGATTTAGCTTTTGATAAAGAGCTCTCAATGGACTCTCGTTTACTTTAGCTACAGACATTTTAGGTGTGCTATATATGTCTATATCCTTGAAGTCACTATCATGGTCTTTTAAATATTCTTCCAATGCCGATTTGCTAGATATAAGCTGGCCATCAAGAACAACTGATTTATTTTGCTTTTCTAAATACTCTACAACTTCTTCTTTAGAATTAGCTTTTTTTGATGGTTTAGAGCCTTCCTTTAGAGCTAAAAATGTCTTTGCTGATTTTCTTCTTTTTATAGAATTAGTAAACCTTTTATTAACAGCAACCTCTTGTCTTCCAGCTTTAAGAATGTCTTTAATTAAAGAATGAGTCTGTTCTAATTCCATCAACGACATTCCATCCAACATGCTAAGGTCAAAATTAGATATAAAGTCCTGAACCTCAATAGGAACCTTTCCTTTCCATTTTTTACCAACCTTTCTTGCTATCGATTTTTTGTTAGTAATTAATCTTGCTATTCTGTCTTTCGTTTTTTCTGATTCTCTTTTAGATACTTTTTCAGCTATTTTATCTATCCTGTCTAAAATAACGCTTGGGTCAGCCCCATTTTCTAGCTCTGTTATTAGCGGAGTCCATTCATGTTTATATTGCTCTGCTTTAGGTATAACGCCTCTAGCATAAGCCGAGAAACTATCAACATCTTTTCCATCTCCATCAAGATTAGGTCTTTCAGTTGTTTTTGGAGGTTTTGGTGGCTCTTCTATTTTCCCTTCTTTTGCATCACTTTGTTTTAACTTATCAGATAAAACAACCCTATCTGGCATTACAAAGTATTCTGGATTGAATTGCCCCCATTCTAAACTTCCATATATAGTCCCTTTTCCTTCTGCAACTTGAGGAATAGCCTTTTGGCCTGTTTCAGATAAAAACTTCTTCATCTCAACGTCTGTTAAAGGTCTTGATAACTGTAATGAAAGCGTAGGCTCTGTTCCAGAAACCTCTGTTGATTCTATTATCTCTACGTCTTTTGGTAGTTTTGACTCAATATCTGATTTAGATATATCCTGGTCTGTATCCCCAATCTTCATTCCAACGTTCAGGTATACGCCTTTTGACTCCATGTCTACATCTATAGGCTCTCCTTTTAATACCTTTGTGTATTTCTCTTCTATATTTGAAAACTCTTCTGGCAACAAGCCTATTTTTTGTTGAGCAAATGGCTTTTCAGTAGGTGATAAGTATCCTTTATCGCCTTTCTTTTTAATTGAGCCATCTTCGTTTCTTAGGTGCTTACCAAAATTTACCCATGAATTTTGACCTCTAGTCTCTGTAGTCATAGCTCTTCTAGCTTTGTCTGAAAACATTCTAGCGTGTATATCCCATGCGTTCTCTTCTCCTATAGCGCCAAAACTATTACCTCTTTCAGAATGACCAAAGAAATCATGCACTCCTCTAAATACATCATTTACTAATAATGGAACTCCATTTTTATCTTTTACTCCAGAGTCTTTTAATAATGGGTTTTCATTTCTTTGTTCATCTGTTATTTCAGTTTCTCCAAATTGTTTTTGAGTCGAAAGAATATATAAATGCTTATTATTCTTTAAGTCATTAATCATTTCTTGAGAGTTCTTATATGGCTCTCCTTCTCCTTCGTAAATCTCAAAAGTATACCCTTTATCTGATATTGCATTATATTGCTCTACAGTCTCGCTTGCCATTAACTGATAAGCTTCTTTTGTCTCAGGGTCGTTAGGGTTATGTTCCATAGCTTCGAAAGCATCAGCTATTGATTTAGCTCTATCTACATCTATTTCTGTTATTGGGTCGCTATCACCCGTTTCTAATCCTTTTGATTGTTTATATTCAGAAACTATTTCTTTTGTTTCAGGATTTGGCTCATTAAATAATCTTTTCCCTGGAGGAGCTTCTATGCCAGCATTTTTAGCCATCTCCTCTCTTGTAGCAGCTATCTCTTCATCTGTTTTTGAAACCATCTTCTGAGATATTATCTCGTCAATAGACTCTTCATCTCTCCTTCTTGCTTCAAGCTCTTTTAAATCTATTTGATTCATAGCTATAAGAGACTTTTGGTTTTCGCTATATTCTTCTGGAAGAGCTTTATATATTTTACTAAATTCTTTTACTTGCTCTTTAGCTTTAGCTATTTTCTCTTTACCTAGGTTATTTATATTAGACTCTTCAGACGTTGCTTTGTCAAAGTCTGGTTGATTATTCATGGCATTAAAAAATGACTCAGCTCTAATTTGGTCGCTACCCTTAAAACCTCCAGTAGAGCCTATACCCCCAACTATAGCTGTAAGGGTTACTAATTCTAGCATTTCGTCTGCCCCTACACTTGTTTTAAGGTCAGCATCAGTTAATTGGTTAAATATATAATTATTTAACAAATCTCCACCTTCTTGTGAAAATTCCTGAACCACCTCTTTTCCAGCCTCTTTAGCTCCAAACACAAAGTTTTTATAGATAGCTTTACTTCTAGATACTCCGTTAGCAATATCTTTTACAGCGTCTATTGATGCTTTTCCACTTAATATGTTTTTTGTCATATATTCTTGTGGAGAAATCATCTCTAACATAGATGTGGTTGTTGCTGATGTTAAACTGTAAGCCATAGCCTCATCATTACTGATGGATGGATTGGATTTAGCATCCATATAGTATTGATTCTGAGTGCTTAAGAACGAACTTGTAAACAGTCCCATGTTTCCAGAGAACTTGGAAGCAACACCAGCTCCTTCTAAAATAGTTGAGGCCTTGCCTCCACTAAGTATTAAGGAGTACATCTGAGCCATTGTTTCGGATAATTTTGGAGTCAACTTTTGCAGTTGTATTTCCCCGTTTTCATACAAAGAGCCTTTTAAGTCACTTGGTAATTTGTATATTGATGTTGATTTCTCTACATCAAAATAATCATTCATATCGGTTATGAATCCATTTATAGATTCTTTTTCCGCTTCTGTCTTACCTATAGCGGACATTCTTCCCGCTGATGATATAAAATCAACACCAAACTTCATGAATGCAGACGCAGCTGGGGCAACAACGTTGTAATATCCAATAACTGCCTTTGCTTTAGATGATTCTATTGGGTCGCTGCTATTTATTTTAGATAAAGCCTCATTGTAACTCTCATCTATTTCAGTTTGTTTTCTTATTCTTGCTTTTAATTCCTTATTGTATTCTGGAAAATATACAAAGGCTTTCTTGTTCTTATCGTTTAGCTCAGACACTTGATATCTGTAAGAGTCTTCATCAATAGTTCCGTTGCTATATTTAGCGTCCAATATCTTTTTTTGATGCGTTAAAGCATTCATGTAAAAGTCAGCCCCAGTCTTCCCTTCGTCATCATATCCTCCTGATACATACTTATTGTAGCTTTCTGGGTTAGCCTCTTTTAAGTAGTTGGCATAATCATTGTAAACCTTGTCATTTGGTATTGATTCGGGTTTAACGCTCTTCTCTACTTCAGGAATGTTTTTGTTTATTCTATTTGTGTTAAATTCCTTTATTTTAGACAATGCCGAATCAAACTCGGTTGGACGTTGTTCATTTGATTGTTCGCTGCTTAATATTCTTTGATTCTCATCAAGCCTATCTAAATAATTTACAGCCTCGTCAGCTATGTAAGCGTTCTCTGTTTTAGATAACACTTCATTCCTAAGCGCTATTCTAGCTTCTTCTGGGTCTAATGCTGAAAATCTATCGTAATTATCTCTGATAACCTTTTTAACGTTATCTAGTTTAGTTCTAACCTTCTTGTCTCCACGCATAGATAAATTGCCAACAGCTGATATAGCTGGAGCTAAAGAAGATAAAACTGGATTCTCTGATACCTCTCTTGCTGCTTTCTCTAAAGCTGGAATTTCCTTCTCAGGAGTTGTATTCCCAGAGAAAGGCTTCCCATGAATCTTTGAGTCTTGTCCAGATTCTTCTTTTTTTTTTACACCCATATCAGATTTAAACTGCTCATAAGGAACAGAAAAACCTTCCCATTTACTTGTTAAATTTGAGTGTAATTTTTTAAGATTATCTTCATCAGACATATCAGAAGCAAACTGCTCATAAGGAACAGAAAAACCTTCCCATTTTTCCGAAAGATTAGCGTGTAGTTTTTTAAGATTATCTTCCATTTAATTTTATTTAGTATGCTCCACCAGTGCTAGACGAGCCATTAAAATATTGCTCGTAGTCGCTAATTCCGTATTGCGCAGCTATTTTAGCAGCCATATTCTTTTGTATAACTTGGTCTACAACATCTCCAGGTTCAGCAGTTTGAAGATAATTATCTTCAGAACCATACTTCTCTTGCTCTTTAGAAGTTAACTCATTCCATGATTTATTAGTAGCCTTACCTCTTAATTTCCATTCTCCTTTCTTGTTTTTGTATATTTCAGAAGGCATAACGCTTAATACCTTCTCTGGAGACTTCCCTGTTTTTGGTACAGTTATAGACACAGGGGTTAACGCTTTCTTAGGGTTAGCGAATGTTATTCCTTTGACTCCATTTGGTAATACGTATGGAACTACATTTATGGTAGCTCCGTCTACACCGTCTTTAGAGTCATCTTGAGCTGCATACGATGTAACATCTTTCTTATAAGTCTCTCTAGAGGACTTGTAATCTTCGTACATACGCTGCATTCTTTCTTCTTCAGGAACATCGGAATATTGGATATCCATATCTCTTATAAGGCTAGGGTTAGCCTTTATTGTTGATTTGAATTTAGGGAAAGCTTCTTTGTCATCTTTCCATATCTTAGAATCAACCTCATAAAATCCACCTTGAGCATTTTTAGACCCAGCTTGCTTTATATCATAAAGCTCATCACCGCTATTTAAAAAAGCTCCATCTATGTTCTCAAATATGTTTCCTATTATTTGGTCTCTGGTAGTTATGCCTTGACCAACAGCGTCTGACCACATTACGTTTTCTGTAATAGAGGCCTTTAATAGCCTTTCCTTTGCTGCTTCACTAAAACCAGAGTCAGGCTCTTCCGCAGCTTTAATTGCTGCTTGAAACTTTTCTTTAGAATCAATAGAGTCTCCTATAAACTTCTTTTGAAGCATTACATGCTCATTGTATAGATTGGAGTAGTAAGGGTCTCCTTGATAAACCTTATCCCAATTTCCATCTAGTTGTTCTTTTGATTTTTTGACCATATTAATAAGATAGTCTACATCAGCTCTCTTCATTTTGGTTGTATCATAGTCACCAAACTCTCCTCGCATTTGCTGGATAGCTTTTCTTTTTTCATCGTCAAGCTCTTGCTGTCTTTTTTCTGCTACAGCTCTTTTTTGCGACACAATGCCCATGGCATCACGCATAGCGTTATCTATACGAGAGTAGTCATACACTTGTGCAGCACCTGTGCCTATTCCTGCTGACCTTGGGTTATTAGCCATTCTTTAATATGTTTGATTTGCATTTTTTCATTTATAAGGCTAAGGAGTAGTTTGAACTTTATTTTGTCCACCACCACCATAAGTAGCGGCTCCAACCTGAAGCATGGCGCTACCTATACCTTGAATACCACTCATTGTATTTTGCTGCCCAGCCCCTATCATACCTTGGGCTGACTGCAAGTCTTGCTGGTAATTACCCATTTGCTCTTGATATCTTCTATCTTTAGCTCCAGCAATAGCTTCTCTAGCCTGCATAACAGACGCTTGCTTTCTTAATTCAGACTCTTTTCTAGCCGCAGCATCCATACTTGTTAATCCAGAATATGCTGATGTTTCTTGTTGCATCATAGCTTGAAGACCCATTAAACCACCTTTTCTATCAGCTTGAGCTTTAAGAGCAGACTGTTGAGAACGCTCTACATTTTGGACAAAATCTTTTTTTTGCTGAGGAGTCAGTCCTTCAACCTCCATTTTCTCAGCGTCAGACAAGTTGTCGTAAAGCTCTTTAGGTATTTCGTATGTCGGCCTATTTAAACCGCTCATAGCTTTTTCACCTTCTCTTCGCTGTTTTTCTCCTTGCCAGATTCCTATACCTGAACTAAGTACTGACATTCCAGCTCCTATCGCTAACAGTGGCATAATCTATGTTTTTTATAGCGTTATCAATTTGATTTTGACTTGGATTTATCTTTAAAAAATCACAAACCTCTTTAATAACTGCTTTTTGGTTACTAATTATATCTTCAAAGTTAATAAAAATATGTTGTTTATACATCACTATTGTATCTATAATTGTATAGCACATATCATAAACTTCCTCTGGAGTGTAAGATTGTTTTAATATTTTATGTATATCTGAATAACTATTCAATGCTGAATCCTTATCTCTGACACATACTATTATTTTATCAACAAGGTCTTGATTGGTTCTGTATAGTTCTGGAGGGAAAAGCTTTATACACTGACCTTTGTATTCGTTGGTATGAATGCCGTTTATTATTTGGCTCGTCATCTCATAGAATCCTTTTGGATTTCTATCGATAATTTCCTTATGTTCGTCTATGAATTTTTCAGCAGGCGTGTTAAAACCTAGCTCTAAAAGCGTTTGCATCATCATGCTCGTTCCAGTTCTAGGTGCTCCAGTTACTACAATCATTCTTTTTTTATTAATTCTATGAGCAAATATAGTAAAAAAGAAGATAAACTGCCAATAAAAATATAATATAAACACTCTTTAATTTCTTGTGGAATAAAGAAATATATCAATCCAACCCAAACTCCCAAACACATTTGGCATGAAAATAGCTTTCCAAGGAAGATTGATTTCCTTGATAAAAACTCTCTAAATGGTTTTAATAATTTAGATGTAGTTAGTATTAAAACTATAGATGATATTGTTATTAAATCTAAAATCATTTTCCTGTTAATTGAGAAGGATATAATCCGATTCCAACCTCAAATAATTTAACTAACTCTGTGTCAGAATTTTCTAATGTTATCGCTAGGGAGTGACATCTAATATTATCTCCCTCTATTATTGGGTTGTCTACATTAGGAGTGTTTTCATCCATTAATAACTCAGATTTAAAAACACCTTCATCATCAACAAAATCATTAGAAGTTAAAGATGTTTTCTGCCCAAACTGATTGGTTGCTTCAGGCATAGAAAATGGGTGTGTGGACTCTGTTAATATAGTGCTGTAAAACTTAATTAACCTAGGCTCTTCGTTGGAGATGAATTTTATCTTTTGTGTGAATTGCTCTCCATAAAAATTATTATAAGTATCGTTGTCGTTGTGCTTATATAACTGACCATCTTTAAACGATATTAAAGAAGTATTGTTTGTGGAGATGTAATCTGGAATGTAAGAGTAAAAAGAAACCCATCTTCTTTTATCTATACTGAAAGCTATTGTCTCAAATAAATAATCAGTGATTTCTTCTGTAGGTGTTAAATCAACTATTGCAACCCTACTTTCTGATGAGTCACTATCACCAGTGTTGTCAACAAATCTTGGTTGACTAAATGAGTCTGGAACTGCAGTTTGACTTCCTGTGTAGTTTGAGTCATTAATATCACTATCGTTAGATTGAGATGGAGCTCCTATGTCTGTATCATTTAATATTTCTATATCTTCAATATTACCATGTATAGACAAAATGTATTCACCAAAACGAACATCATGCGTGCCTATAACCCTATAATCTCCACCGCTATTTATCAGTTCTTTAAACGTGTCTGTGAAGTAGTTATGCATAAATATGCTCCCTATATCAGTAATTCCATCTCCACCAAGACTTAGCACTGTTCCTCTAGGAACGTCTACAAACCTTTTTGTGTTGCCTCTTACTGAAAAGCTTTCAGGATTGTTTCCAATGCCGAACTCGCCTGAATAATATACTATATCGCTAAGCACATTGTTCTGGCTTTTTACTGTAGCAACAGAAGTCCCTTCATTACTATATAATGTATCTTGACCTACCCTGACTTTACCTACCTTTAACCTTTGAAATATGGTTAAATCCTTATCTTCAGGAAACATTAGTTGTATAGAGCCGTATTGTTGGTCGTATTCTTCAAATGAAAAATCATTAAATGTAGATAGTCCATTTATGTTTGTATCTGGTAAGTACGGATTAGAGTATCTTATCGTAGACTCTCTTTTTACTTGTTTAATGTTTACGTCATCTATATTAGCTCTTCCTTTATTCCAGTAATCAGAATTATAGAAGTCAGAATAACTATAACTTTCAACTATCCTTGATACTGGAGCAACCCTGTACCTTAAATATACATCACCTATGTCTAATAGGTCTACAACAGCTGGGGAAGAAGATGTTTGGTTAGATATATTTCCAGTATGTATTCCTCCGATTATATCATAAACTTCTCCAATTTCATAATAAACAGCTTTTTCAACCCTTTTTTTAGGTGTGTACAACTCAACAAGACTTCCATCGTCAACAGTTATTCCGTCTGGAGTTTTAAACTCAATATATTTTGTGGTGTCATCATAAGATATAACTTCAACGTCTGCGTATTGTTGGTAGTAATCACCATTATTATCTGTGATAAATCTTATTCTATCACCCTTTGAAAATGAATAGTCAAGCTCTACAGCCTCTGGTATAGTGTTGTTGTAATTATCTATATTTGTTAGTAATGCGTTTTGAGCTCCAGAAGCTACTGATGTTGTAGCGTTTAAGCTAGTTATTCTAGCGTGTATAAAACCTTTATATGCGTTCTCTTCTCCTGGTAAATATTCTATTGTTTGATTTCCAGTATAAACAAATTGATATCTTTTAGCCCATGATGGAGGTGTGTGATTAACTGACACTCTGAGTGTTGTTTGCCCAGGTATTTGCCCAGACTGCATGTTCATTTCGCTGAAAAATGGAACATAAAATGTTTTAGAATTAGAAACATTGGTTAACCCAGAACGATTCGGTGTATCATAATAAACCATACCTATTCCATGTCTAGCCCCTTTCTTCAATGTAAGCTCACTTCTTGTAGTCCATGATGCGTATGAATTAATTCCAACAGAAGTGTAATATATAGCAGGCATAGTGTTGCCAACTTGTACTGGCCACCAGCTTCCAGTTATGTCTATTATATCCGCTTGAGGCACAAATCCCCTTACCCATACCTCTACTCTGGCTCTATCCGCTGGGTCTGAAGCGTCTACATAAGCGTAGCTTCCAGTAAAATCAATATCAACAAGTCCTGTATTTATTGTTCCTGCGTTCTTATAGGCTAGAACTAACGCATTAGCAACATCCAATGCCGATTCACCGCCAACAGATGTATACTGAACAGTTTGAACATGTGTTTTTAGTTCATTGGTAGTTCCCCAATCATAGTAAGATGTGGTCATTTTGCTTATATACCTAATTCCAGCACTTGAAGGTTTGTCTACATAGAAAATACTTCTAGAGCTATCTGTAGCATATTTGACTGGGTTTGATGCGCTATTTATCTTTAGGCCTACTACTCTGTTTCCATAATAATACCCAAAGCTATTAGCATTTGTTTGGTATGTACCTACAGACCAAAGAACTCCTGGTGTGGCTATGTCGGTTGCGTTTACACTGTTTTTTAATGGAGTTGGAAATGGTGCTGGCCTGCCATTAGCTTCCCTAGCTCCAGCTAAATAAAACGTTGTCCCATTTATTACTTTTGAGTAATTAGATGGGCTTCCAAAAACATAAACCCACTCTGGGTCAGAGAACCCTGTGTTTGGTGCCGCTAAAGGAGTGCTACTGCCGTATTCATTCCATGTGTTTGTAGCATCAATAGTTCCAACTTGAGGTGCATCAACATCTTCATTTATATCTGAATTTACCTCTATATCGATATCTATGTCTACTGGGTCGTAATTTTCAGTTATACCTCCATAAGCAACTCTGTTTCCATCTATAAGTGCTTGACTGTCAGACTTTAATGGAACCCAATCTTGATTTCTCATTCCTTCATTTCCATCATTGTCAATAGCTGTATATATTTCGTCATTATAAAACTTGTACGTATAGGTTGACAAAACAGATTGGAATGTGTTGTATTTATCTTTATCTATTGTTGCTGCCAAATAAAAATCTCCGTCATTACCCTCTCTGAAAGCTATCTTTATATATCTAACATAATCATCACTGTTTTCCACCTCTATGTTTATAACATTGTTCAAGTCAGTAGGGTAGTATAGAAAAGGTCTGTATGATGCTTCATCTTTTGGGAAAGCTACCTTTGATACAGGGCTCCATGCACTTTCTTGGTTATCTCTATAAACATATTTATATCTAAATTGAAATAACTTATTTCTAACATTATTTGTCTTTATTGAAGAGTTGCTATCGTATTCTACAGATGGAGGTTTCCCTGGAGCGGTAGCATACGCATTTATATGCTCTCTCTTTAATGGTTGTGGATATCCATTTGATTTAGCCCTATCTACATTTATCATCCCAGGCTCATTGTATCTATCGTTAAAGAACAATAAATCATCAATCATAAATGGGTCGTCAATAAACTTGTTAGATTTAAAATTTAATAAGGGAGTTTGTAATACGGTTGTAATTACATTTGTTATAGAATCAAACTCATATATAGTATGATTACCCCCATTATTGAATAAGAAATAATAAACTTTATTAGTCTCAAGATTATCATAAGAGCCTATGACTTTATTTACCCCTGTAGGTAGCTCAATATTAACTATAGTGTTTCCTTTGGTATTTTCAACTGCACCTTGGTTTGCCCCGTCAGACTTTGATAACCTACAGTTTAGTGCATACCTATAGTCTCCGTTAGGGACATATCTGTCCTCGGTGTCATAATTTAAGCCTCCTAAAAAGTTTTTCTTTTCTAACGCCATTGTTTGTTATATTCTTGGAGATGACCTGTATCCTGTTCTAAATGCACTCATAAATTCAACTGCATTAAATCTGTACACCCTTTTCTCTGATTTTTTCTTCTGCTTCTCGTAGTTCATTTCAGCTAGCTGCTTTACCCCTAAATCATAACTTCTTTGATTTTGAACATACTTCCACCAAATCCAATCCTTTATTGCTTCAGTGTAATACTCCTCAACCATAAAGTTTCCGTCAATCTGCTCTAATGTTGCATAATATCTAAGGACTACAGATTCAGCACTTACTCCGCTTAATGAAATATACCCTCTATCTTTATAAACTTTAAATAGTCCATGAGCATTACCTCCTCCTCCAGCACCATAATGCCTGCCGTTAAATTGACCGTCTTTAGTGTAATGAGATGAATTGAACCCAACAAAAGTTCCTCCAGCACCGTCACTTGCGCCAGCCACTAGGTCTCCGCATTCATCATTATTTCTTGGAGCTAAATTTCTACTATGCCCTATTGCTGATACTACTCCATTTTGTATAACACCTAAAACAAGATAATCAATATAGTTTGACGGAAGGTCTACAGTATCGTTATCGTTAACATCTAGTATTACTTCAGTAATAGAACTCTTTATATCGTAAGTCAAGTCCTTTAGTCCAGATATAGCCATTTGAATAAACATAGGGTATCTATTATCCATTTGACTAGAATGTAGTCTTTCAATATAAAACTCTCTTACTATTTCGTCTAATTTTCTCATTTATCTATAGAGTTGTTTTCTTCATCATCCTGAATACCAAGAGTTCTTGCGTACTTTTCAAACACTTGTTCAATAACCTCGTTAACCATGTCTACAGGAATATTTAAGTCATCATCCTCTTCAATGCTATCTAAAGGAAGTGTCATTGTTATATTCACCGTTTCTGGTAAATTTGTTTTTGTCATGTTAACAAAATATATCCTAGCTCCTTCTCTGTAGAATCCAGTATTGCCCTCTAAACTAGAAGACTGAAGATTACTGTAAAGGTCATTAAATCCTAGCTGAACTTCAACAAATCCTCTACCTCTTGGAGTTCCTATTCTTTTTATATCTACTCCGTAAGGAAGAGATATAGTTGAAGATGGAACTGATGTGTAATATTCTTTTCTTATATTATCTTTCAATACCGAATTGCCAGATATAGTGTAATAAACACTTCCGTCAATCTCGCTAAAATCCACACTTTTACTTTCAAAGAATCTAACTCTTATGAGGGACGCTAGAGACTGATGAACTGATAGCATTAATTCTCTTTCGTCAATACTAAATTCGTCAGTATAACCTCTGAGTCTCCTTGATATTTGTTCCGCTATTTTAGATTTACTTGTTAACATTATACTCCTTTATTTTCCATTCCAGACGCTGCCTGTATTAATTCCTGCTCTCTTATTCTTATTCCTATAAATTCAAGTGTAATCATAGCTATTTCATTAAAAGCTTGCTGAGGGGCATCTAAATTAGTACTTTTTGAAGAATCGTATACAGGTCTATTATTTGTAACATTATATCCCCAAACTGGCGTCTCTGGAACTCTTATATATGTTAAGTTTACCATATTTATAAGATTAGATGGTTCTATTAAAAACTTATCAGACTGAATATTAGCTATAGCTCTTTTTTTTGTTGGAGCTATTATGCTGCTGCCTAAATTCATAGCCCATTCATTATCTTTCACAACTACTATTGGCTGTTTAACTATATTTCCATTAGACTGATACTTATGTGTTAATCTAGATAATGTCCAATACTCAGGCATTGATTGGTTGTTAATGTCTTTGTTTAAGCCATTAGGTATTGGCATTTCGCCAGAAGTAACTCTTATATCTCTTGTTTCTTTTAAATGTCTCAACCTATCAATAGATGTTTGGTCTAAATCAATAGATGTTCTAGCTATCGGCTGTCCTGGCTGGTATTCTTTTTGGTTGCCTATTTGGGAATTTGTCCATGCAAACAGCGCTTGCTTAACAGCTGAGTTAAATTGAGCTGGAGTTAAAGTGCCTCTTCCACTCTTGTTTGCAACAAGATAAACAAATGTCTTAAATTCATCAATATTAATCATAATACAAAGATACTTAAATTTTTGTTCCGTATGCTATTATATTAAACTCAGATATACCACTAGATAAATTATCATTAACTCTAAATAATAGTTTATCAGTAGTACCTTTCTCTAATCTTATCCCCCATGGGTTACCAAATAGTTGTGCCAAATCAACATACACAATAATGGCATCAGCTCCACCTCCAGATAAATCTATTATCTGAGGCACATATCCTCCATTAGAAAGTCTAAAGAATTCTAGGTTATCTTTTATACCATCGTGGATTATTTGTTCTCCTACTCTTATAGACCTCCAGATAAATTCTACCCCATTGGTAAGAGCTGTTAAGTTGCCAAACTTATCCAGTTGTGCTGAAGGGTCTGCTAATTTTATTGATAAAGTTTTTATGTACTTATCAAATTCTCCGTCTGCATCTATAGAAAATTCTACTGGAGTAGTAGCACCATTCACTCTCATATCATTACTACCAGCATTTTCAAAATAAGCTCTAAGAGGTAAAGACTCTACTACCTCATCAGTAGGTGGATGGGTGTGTATAGCAACTGCTATTTCACCCTCACCATTTATTTTGAGCTGCTTTCCATTAGCTCCTACTATTCTAGTTGTAATCATTATTCTGCGTCTATATCATCTTTAAAATAACCTATCAAAGCACAGTAGTAATTAGCTGAACCTGAGCTTACTCCTGCATTTAATTTTACAGCAACACTAGCTCCTTTTGGTAGGATGAAATCTATACCGTAGTAGTCTCTTGATGTTGGGTTAACCTGTAAGATAGCTATATCATCACCACCTGTGATAGTTCCTCCAACCTTACCTTTATAAACATCTACAGTAGCAGTTTTACTAGAACCAAAGTTTCTATTTTGATTCATTGATACAGCAGTTTCATCTGTAATCAAATCTCCACCAGTAGGATTTCTAATTATTGTTATATAAGGACTACTAGAGTGGGTAATACCAGTAAAAGAACCTATAGCAATAGCTTTTAATATAAAGTTATTGTCTGAATTATTTTTAAAGTATAGTAATGTAGCATCTGCTGTTATTGAAATTAATCCAGTATTAAAGTTGTAAGTGCTACCTAATTCTCCATTGTGGATTTCTTCATCTTCAGATATTGCTCTTACCTGTAATCTTTTGTCAGCCCCTACTGTTGCTCTAGCACCAGTTCCTGAGCCATCTAATATTTGTTCTGCCATTTTATATTATTTTTTTATTTTCAAACCAACATTGAACCTCAATACAAGCTTCTGTTGCATAACTAGGTTTTACTGCTATACCTGCTGAAGCACCACCCGGAATAATTAAATTACCTTGATATTCTTGTATTGTATGACCTGGTAAATGTACTGTAAATTGACTAAATTGAGTACCATCTGTAATAGTTTTACCATCTCCTGAAGCAGCATAAACTGTTCCTGAAAAATCAACATTACTACCTAAGTTAGATGGAACAACTATTCCTGCATTGGCATCAGATATAAGAGTTCCTGTTGTTGGATTCTTATAAAATTTAGCTTGTAGTGAACCCATTGAAGCTCCTGTTCCACAAACCCTAACTCTATCAATGAATAAAAGTTTATCTGGGTCTGTATTCTTTACATACATAATCCCATTGAAAGACCCTGTAGTGGTTAAACTAACAAAATCTGAAGTGATAATAAAACTTTCTCCTTTTCTATTACTGATGTCAGCAATTCTACTTTCAATTATTGAAAAAGTTTCTAATCTATTGTTTTCATTTACTCTTGCCCTGTAACCAGAACCTGAGCCATCTATTATTTCTTGTGCCATATTATATCTCTACTTTTTCTTCATAAACTGTACCTGCAACAATAATACTTTGAGAAGTATTCCCTGAAGGTGGGGTATATTTAACTCCTATTGAATTTCCTTTTCTTAATACTATTGGGGCTGCATCAAATGATACTATTTGAGCAGAACCATCTCTTCCAGTAACTGCAAAAGTTTCTCCATCTGTAAATGTATAACCTTCAGCTCCTTTATAAGCTGTAGCTGGTAATTGGTTAAAACTTGAGAAATCTCTATTACTAGCAGCACCAACAGGAACTGCATTTGAAATTATAGTTCCTGATTTTGGGTTCTTTAATAATGTAATTGTACCGTTACCTGTACCACCTGTTGTAGCTCCTAATATAACAAGTATCTCCTTTATAACAATAGCAAATTTACCTGTATACTGAAACCACCCAACGGCTGATTCACCATCAGTTGTTAATGTCATACTCCCTGTTGATATATTGTACCCATTACCTGTAAGCACAGCGTATTCTAACTGCTCTCTTGATATAGAATCTGTAAATAGTCTATTCTTACTATCTACCTTTGCTCTATAGTCAAATCCACTACCATCTTCTATCTGTTGTGCCATGTTATTCTGGATTATAAATTTTTCTTAAATATTTTGAACAAAGTTTTAATTCTTCAAGCATCTCATCTTGAACCTCTGTTTGTTTTCTTATTACCTCTAGTAGTTCATTCCTCTCTTCATTCGATGTTAATATATCACTTAATATATTTACCTCCTCTTGGTTTTCTGGTATTATATTATTTATGTATCCTTGTATTATCTCTACTAAGTCTACTACACTCTCTTCGACTGGCACTAAAACTTCGTAAGGAAATGCAGACAACACAATAACTCCTTCATTTTTCAGTACAAGCTTTCCATTATTAGCTAATACCTCTAAATTGCTTTTAGAATAATATGTCGAATCTTTTTCATTATTAGTTATTACTCTTAATAAATTTGTGTCATTTACCTCAAATATCCTTATATGTTCTGTTGGATTTGCCACATTAAGTTAATTGTATTCTAAAGCTAATTATAGCCTTTCCTCCAGCTGTTGTTTTTGCTGTTGTTAAAGTCATAGTCTGACCTTCAGTAAATGTATTATTAGCAGAAGGTGTTGATGTAAATTGAGTTCCTATAGCTGAAGAAGCAGTCAATGTTAATGTACCGCTAGTCATAGCTGTGCCTGCATTGTTTTTAGGAACAATAGTAGCGTCATCTGTTGCTGCTATAGCTTTAGATACAGAAGCGTTAAATGACACAACAGTACACTTTGGCATAGTAACCTTCATGTCTCCAACTTCTGATGTCTCAAATGAAACATTTACATACTTCCATTGGTGCTCTAAATTTGATTCAACCTTAGCTACAGTAACACTATCATCGGTATAATCAGCAGTATTTAATTGAAATGAATAAGAGGCTCCTGGGTCTAAATTCGGAGATACCCAAGAGTACCATCCAGCAGACCTGTATTCTGCCCTAAATATTAACCCTCCAGTTAAAGCCTGCTCGTCTGTTAGAGTTATTCCAAATATTGTTAAATTATTACCGCTTGTAGTTATAGATGAGTCAAATATTAATTCAAAATAATCTCCATTAACTCCAGTCCCTAAAGCGTATGTGGTGTTTCCAGTTAGTGTAGCTGCTCCAGTTAATTTTTGAAGCTTACTGTCTGTTCCTCCATTAAAAGTAGTTGTACCGCTAGTTGCTGTTGCTGCTGTGTTATATGTTTCAATACCGAAAAAACCAAATCCAGCCGTTCTGTAATCAGCTGTAGCGCCTAATGCAGAAGATGTTCTGCCTAACTCATACCATGAGCCATCTGCCTCAAGTTGAAGCCAAATAGCGTCCTCTGTATTGCCAGTATCGAAATCTAAATCACTTGTTAACTGTATGTTTCCAGCATTATCTTTTACAGTTGTAACTCTTCCAGAATCAGCACCCTTAATAATAACTATATCGTAAGTAGCAAATCCTTTATTATTAATGCTATTTAAGTCGTCAGTAGATGCTGCACTCTCTGTGTCTACCGTTAGAACACTTATTGTTGATGCTCTTGTAGGTGAAATAGACCCACTTGATATAGATATGCTTTCAGATGCAATAGAACTATTCATTGCTCTTCCCACGATGTAGTCTGTTATTTCAACAGCATTAGATAAACTGTCCTCTGTAGCAGTGCCCAACCCAGCACATCCGCTAGAGTTGTAATCTGCATCTAAAAAGAATCTGTAACCGTAATCGCTATTATAAACAGTTGACCCGTCAGTACCTCCATTAACTTCAGTTGTCGTGTATGTCATATTACCAGTATTGGTAACTATGGCACTAAGTGCGTTATGAGCAGAACCTATAGCTACCTCTCCAGTAATAAATACTGTATCTCCAACAGATACAGCTACATAATCCTCTCCAGCTCCGTCATCATAGCTATTCATGGCTGTAGCTATAGACGCAGCTAAAGATGAAGCTGTTGTTGCTCCAGTATAAGCTATGGCTGCTCCTATTTGGTTTATACTGTTTACTGTAACTGCGGATATAGAACCAACACCTGTTACTCCTGTTATACGTATTTTACCTGTAGGTCTTTTATTTAATCCAACAGACCTGGCTTGAACGCCTTCTACAAGTACTGTTCTAACAGAGTCACTGCTGTTTATTCTTGCCTTTATAATACTGGTTCCATTTGGGTCTACAGTGTAAATAAAACCGTATCCAGAACCTAAATCATGTATACCTTTAGCCATTATGCTTGTATTTTAAATATTAATTCAAATGACGTGTAATCCTGAATTGCTAAACCAGAAATAGGCGCTCCGCTCATATCTGAAAATCTCATAGTAAAGTCTGAGCTATTCATCTCAACAATGTTTGCTTGAATGTCCTGTATCCAAGATGTAGCACTACCTGTTGTTGGTTTTACAATATTTACTATAGACACCTCTGGAAAATAGTCAACCGCTGCAGCTGAAAAGAAATTACTAATTGTAAAGTCTGTTAACTTTGTAGTCCAGTCAGAGAAAGAAGCGTTGTTGTTGTTTAACACAAACTCCGTTCCTCCAGTCTGATTAACAGAGCCAAATGTAGAACCGTATTCCTTTTGAGCCTCTATGCTTATTGTTGGGACAGCAGCGCTGTTCATTGTAAATTTAGCCTTAACAAATATAGACTCAACGTACATTGAATCAACATTGACTTTGTAAGTTTTTGTAACTACACTTCCACTCACTGAAGGTGTAACATCTACTGAAGAAACATTGTCTCCAGCAGACACATCTGTGTTGTAAGTGTTTGCTAATTTATTTATATTCTCTGTGTTTAAGCTTACTGTGTATGTTTTTGTTCCTGCTCCTGTTGTTGCTGTAACACTTGTTCCTAAACCTTGAGAAACGATAACATCAGTGCCGTTTACCGCTAACCCTGTAACCAACTGAGGAGTTCCGTCTCCGCAAGCACATCCTGCCTCGCAGTCCGCTATTTCTAATATTTCAGAAACATAATCAGAAACATGAGAACTTTTTCCGCATCTCACTGCGGCTCCAACTAAAGAGGATATAGCTATTATTTCTTCAAACTTTTTATATTCTTGTGCAGCCAATACCAAATTGGTAGATTTGGCCGACTGATATCTATTCCATTGGCTTCTTATGCAACAATATATGTCACATATATCTCCATCGCAAGCCACTTGTATAACCTCACTCCCAGACACCTCGTCAATAAGATAGATTAAATCATCTGATGACAGAGTATATGTTAATGTAGATGTTAAAGAGCTAGAATGCTCGACAGTAGAATCTGCAACTGTATAAAATTCTGAAGTAGAAACAGAAGCTCCAGTTCCACTAACATCAGCTGTTGGAATGGATGGAGGGTAATGTATCTTAAAATCTCTAACAACCGTAGGCGCTATACTATTAACTGTATAACTTGTATCATCCGTAGCTGTAAGCAAAGGAGTTATGCAGTCCGCCTCCATGCTTATATCTACTGTTGGGGAAGCATAATTTAACGTTACTGTTTTTACATCAGTTATAGTTACTGGTGTTGATGAATCGTAATACTCTAATGTAATAGTATATAGCCCTTGCTCTGGTAATCCTGCTCCGTCTAATGGTAATGGTATTAATTTTACACTATTTAAAGAAACATCTGGGTCTATATCTGGGTCTGATGTATTGCTAAGATTATTATAGAAGACCCCTGAAGGAGACTCTACTTTTATTGTAACAACTACATTTGTATCTGCAGTACCCTGAGCATTGTAGTCTGTTGAATCAGTTACTTTTATATCCTTGATACCTTCGTCATAATGAAAGTATATACTATTTTCTACTGTACTAAGTGCCATTTTTTAATTTTAATTATGCTAATACTGGTGCTGATGTTCCATCTGCAGCATTACCTAACTCTAAAGCAACCCAAGCCGAGCCGCTCCATTGTAGCAAAGCAAAGTCTCCTGCATCTGCAAAAGTTATAGTTGTTCCACCAGAAAGACTATTTGGAGTTAATGTTCCGTCTCCACCATCAGAAACTAACTGTATTTTCTTTAATTGACCCTTCATTACTCCATCCGCTAAAGACCCAGCATTTGCTGCTGTAGTAGTCCATGCTGTGTAATATTCAGTAACAGTTATAGCTCCAGCTCCTGATAAGTTTTGCTGTGCAGCTATAGGTGTTAATGGAGCGAAAGTTGAACTAGCTCCTCCTATAGCACTCCCAGATAACGCTTGAAATAGGTTTGATGTAATCTGGAAATCATCAGAACCAGAAACCTCTATTAATATAGTGTCATCAGTAGTTGCAGATATAGATGTGTCTCCGTCAGCGTCTAATTTAAGAGCTTTACCAACTCCGAGTAAAGATATAACTCCATCCTCAAGTTTAATGCTAGCTATATATTGAGCGCCAGAAGTTGTTGATTGATTAAGTCCCATTGTAAATTTTAAATTATTATTCAATACAAAGATAAACAAAAAAAGGGTACTACATAATAGTACCCTTAATTATTTTAAAAAACTAACTCTGACTAATAAATATAGCTAACTATATTATCTTCATTATCTTCTATTGCGGAGATTAAATTCTTCTTGCCGTTGAATTTAAATTTAGGCTCTTCTTCTCCTTCTACTGGAACTAAAAACCAGTTTCCAGATTGAACCACCTTACCATTCTTAATGGCTCTCTGAACTATTTGCTCTTCTAAAGATTCAGTTTTAGGGACATCTTTTTCTCTAGATTTCTCTCCTATAGCGATTTTAATGTTTTTTATTATGTCGCCATAATCTTCATTTTTATCAGCCAAATCTGCAAACCAGTCTACAACACCCATTCCATGAGGAGCGGTAACAAACGTATCTCCGTCTTTCCATGACAACATCATATTGTCATCAGACATTTTGATGACTCCGTTTTGCAACGCATTGTAGATTAGAACTTTGTTCTTTAATTCTGGACTCTTTAAGCTGTTTAAAATTACTTCAGGTTTAGTTAAAGCTAAGTTTCTCATTTTAAATCTAAGAGTAAACTCTTCTTCAGTTCTAATTGAATCAACTTCGGATTTTGATTTAGCTAAAGCCATCGCTATTCCTCTTAAGTCTTGTATTGGGGCTGTGTTTATAAAGTATTCAGCCTCGACATGAACTTGTCTTTTCTTAACTGCATCTTCAGACCTTTTTTCAAGGTCTACAATCTCAAACAATGTGTCTGTTATAGGCATCTTTGTTTCCTTGTTAGCCTTGTTTTGACCAGAATAATAAAGATACGCAATAAGATTTGTGTCAGATGTTGATGCTTCAAAAGACCCGTATCTAAGTTTTATTTTTTCTGGTCTTTTCTTTTTATCTTCATCAGTCCATTCGTCAACAAAAATGCTAGGCATTCCTTTAACATATCTTATTAATCTTGTTCTTCCATCGAAATTAATCTCACATTCGCATGTTACCAATTCGCTAGGAGCCCAATAAGGATATTTATGACTTGGTTTTCTTGCCGTTTGTATTCTTAAAGACGGCTTTTGCAATAACCCTTTTAGTTCGGGTGAAAATTCTGTTTTCATTTTATTTAATTTAGTTTAATATAATTTAAAAAGGGAGGACAAACTTAATTGCCCTCCCAGTATTATTAAGCTCTCTTAATGTAACCAAATTGGTTTAAAGCTTGAGCTTCTAAAGCAACATGAGATAAGTATCTTACTTCCTCGTAATCATATCCTTCAGCAGAATCTCTTAACGCATCGAAGTAACTTACAATCATCTCTCTAGACTTGCCTTTTCCAGCTAAGAAACGTTTTCTTAAAGAAGCAACTCTTGTTCCCATCTCTTTTCCTCCAGCAACTACTTGAGAACCAGAAGGAACAGTAAATGCTTCCCATTTAAACCCGTATCCGTCAGCACCTAAAGTTTGAACATCATTAAATGCTTCCATGCAGCGCTTGTCGTAAGTATAAGAACCAACTCTAGCTTTAGAGAAGGCTAAGTTAACAGCTTTATCTTGTTCCATAGTAAAAGAACCATAAGAAATAGAGCCGTCTTTAAATCTGTCCCCAAGCTCTCTGTCTAATTGTTGGTCTAACTCAATACCAGCATTTAAGATGTTGTTCTTTTGAGCTTTCTCAGCATCAATAGTAACGTTGTAATCATAAATGTCATCTATTGTTAAACCAGAAACAGCAGAGTAGTTTAAGATGTTTCCACCATCGATGATTTGATTCAATAAACCTTTTGTTAAAGCTAAAGGCTCATGAGTGCTGTAAGTACCATCAATAAAGTCATTTGCAAGACCAGTATTAGCTAGTTTTTCACCAACCAATAAGTTCATATCTACAAAGTTTACGAACTGAGCATAAGCATCACCTTCACCGCTAATAGCGAATTTAGTTTGTCCTGAGCTCTTCTCTTTAAACCATTTTTTAGTTAACTCTTCAGAACCAGTTGTTCTAATTCTATGTTTAATGATTTGTAAGTTCTCTGTGTACTTAGTAGATTTAGTTGACATTGGAGTACTGAATCCAGAGCCTTCACCATGTCCGTTACCAACGATGATAATTTCGTCAGCAGAAGCAATAGAAGGAATTGCGTCAGCAGAATTTACTGGAGTAGCAGTAAACGCAGTGTTACTTGTTGTTCCATCAACTAAAGCTAGAATATAAGAACCCATAGAGGCAGTAGTTCCTGAAGCTGGTTTGATTAAAATCAAATCACCCAACTTAACAGTAGTGGTCGCCTGGTCAGGAGTAGATGAAGTGTCATAAGGAGCCGCAGCAGGAATAGCTACTTTAGCGTCAGCATGAACTGTAAATGAAACCTGAGCACCAGCTGAGCCAGCACCTCCATTTGTAGCCTTAATTTTAGGCATAATTCTATCTTTCTCGTAACGAGAAAACTCTAAAGATTCTGTAGCTTTTTTAGCGTTTACAAAATCCAAAAACCCAATCATTGAGTTTGCATATCTCTGAACCAATTCATCTTGAATATCTGGTTCGTGTCCCTCATAGTAAGAGACAAAATTGTGGCTGGTTGCAACATTTAAACCGCCTGTGTTAAAACTTGACATTTTTTAAATTTTTTAAAATTAATAGTTAATTAATATCTCTCATAACTTGCGCTGCCTCAGACAACATTGCATCTTCTTTTTTAAAGGATTCTCCTTTTTTAAAGTCGATGTTATCTATGCTTTTAACCTCCTCGCTTAATTTAGCGTTAGCTCCCTGAGTATACGCTATAGCGACATCTCTTTCATAGTGTATCATCTTGTCTGCGTCAGCAATAAGTTTTTCTATATTTAGTTGTCCATTATCAAACCATCTTCTAATAATCCAAGAAGACCCATCTTGACCATTCGATATGAAATCCCTGATTTCATTATGGTCGTCTTCGCTAACTGATAATGTTAGCTCTTTTGGTTCTTTCTCTGAGCCTACTTGAATCTTTTTCTCAACAAAAGATGAAATCTTTTTGTTGTAAGTTTCAGCTTCTTCCTCTAATTCCTTTTGGGACTTTTGAGGCTGTTTTTTTTCAGATGGATTGGAATAAACCTCCAAATCACTTATGTTTACTTCTTTCTGAAACTCCTTTAATTCTTTCTTGGCTTTTGAAACGGCTCTAAGAAATGACATTTCAACATCATCGTAATCAGATTGTTTTATGTCTCCGTCTTCAATCATTTGCTCAATCTCTTCTTTAGATTTTTTAAGCAAATCATATTTCTTCATTTCATACTTGAGTAATCTATCATCTATGTCTGGTTCTTGAAGGTAAAGGTGTTCTTCAATTAAATCAAACTCATCCATGTTATCAAAATCCTTGTTTTGAAATTCTATCACATCTGCTAGAGTAATATCCTCTCCAAAATTCTCTTTAATAACACTGTCTAAGTCTTCAATTATATTTGACGCATATATCGTCTCATATTCTTCTTCCTCTTCTTCATCAGACTCTTCATTCAAAGAACGCTCTTCTTTTTTAACATCTTCTTCTTTGGTTTCTTCTTCTTCTTCCTTTTCCTCTTCTTTTTCAGTCTCTTCTTCTTCTTTTTTAGTTTCTTTTTCTTCACTTTCCTCTTCTTTTTCAGTCTCTTCTTCCTTAGCTTCTTCCTTCTCTTCTTTTACTTCTGCCTCAACCTCATCTTCTTTAGTTTTTTCAGTATTATCGTTTTTTTCTTGACTTGATTCATCTTCTTTAATTTCCTCAAAGTCACTTTTTGGTGTCCAAAAATCGCTCATTTTATTTTAAATTTAGTTTAATATAATTTTATTAATACAAAATAATCAATTACATTTGTACATATTGGCTACTATAGTAACATTTTTATGGCTAAATTGAATTGTAATAAAATAATGAAATTGCGTCTAGCGACTGATATTCCTGTTTGGAGCCTATCTAAACAAACTGGAATATCTAGAAGAATGATTTCTAGAATGGAATCTGACGAGAATTATAACCCAGGAGTATTAACAATACTAAGGGTTTCTGAATTTTTTAAAGTTAGGATTGACGACCTATTAATTAAGGATTAACGCTAGCTTGTCTTTCTATTGCTTCTACTGGATTTTGATTAACCTTTGGTTTGTCTACCGCAAATGATTCTGCTTCAGATTTTCCTTGCTTCATTTGAATCTCTAGCAATTTTTGTTTATGATAGCTTTCTCTATCTAATAATTTTATCTTATTAGTAGTTTCGTGGTCATCAAGGTCTTTCTTCAGTCTATTTAGTTCCGCTTGTTTTTTAATTTCAACTTCAAGCTCTGTTTGCTTTTTAACCTTATCGGCTTCTGCTGCAGCCATGGATGAAGAAGCTTCTCTTTGAGCTGTTATTTGTTCTTTTTGAGCAAACTCTTCCATTTGTCTTTCAGCATGTCTTTTCTTTCTGTAAATTAGAAGTCTTTCTGCCTTTTTTATATTGTTTATCCTTTTAACCTCAAGATAGTCTTCAGCACCTATCTCTTTATTTGCAAGAGAAAGTTCTAATACTTTCATTAAGTCTTCTATCTCTTTATCGGTAGGTAATGCTTCAATCTTTATTCCAAGTTGAGCTATAGCTATTTCGTTAGCAAACTCTATAGCTTTTACTCCAAGCTCCCCTATTATGTTCTCGTATTCTTTAGCACCATCTCCATGCTCAAATTTTGCCTGAACCATTCTAGAGATTACTTTGCCCATATTGGAAAGTATGCCTTCTGAGTAAGCTTTGTATATTTCTCTAGTCGTGTTGTTTGATGCTAATAATCTCATTTTCTCAATGCCGATTAGTGCATCCTTATCTGGGGACGAGCCATCTCTAACATCGTTTATACCCGTATTATCTCTTATGTGTTGTATCTCAGCTATAATAGAAGAGTCTAGTGCGGCTAAATTTTCAGCAAACGGGTTGTTTAATTCTTGGACAGGTAATCCGTTGGCTGGATTTCCATTTATATCTGTCCTTGTAAATAGTAGCACACCTTTTTGCTTGTATAGCTTTATTATTCTCATTGGGTCTTCTTCCTTAAGAAGACTCATTACATCAGATATACCTGCCACATCTATAGCTACCCCAGTAGGAGTCATTTCCGCTATAAGATGTCTCTTTCTTAAAACCAACTCTTGAATATTGTCAAGATGAGGCTTCATTACATCAACTATAGATTTATTGCCCCCACTTCTTAGGTTTGGTTGAAAAACAATATATCTTCTTAATAGTTTTGATGAAATCTTACCTCCAGACTTAGTGTATGGTCTTATAATATTTTTACTTCTTCCATAGCCAATCATTATATCAGAATCAACAACCCACATACCTTCATAAGACATTTCTATGTCTTTATCTATTAAGTCATAATTCTTGCTGCTTCTTTCTGGAGTCTTATAATCGTATCCTCTTCTTGATATTTCCCTTCTACCAAATCTGTCATCTCTTTCCGACCATTTATACTTGTCTTCTGTATAAAATATGAAGTCTAAAACCTCTACCCTAAAATCATTATAAGCATAACTGAAACCGTTATACGTGTGATGCATATCATAATCAGACCCGAATCTCCACTCTGGATTTCCGTATTTCTTTTCAGATTTTCGAGCTATCTTAAACCAGTCTTCTTCTTTTATTTTCCCTGATAAGTCTCTCTTTTTAAGTTCTGCTATAGATAACAACTTTCTTTCTGCTTGATAATCAGCATCACTATGGTCTTGTTCGTCTGTTGATGACGAGTAATAATCCATAGGTATATCAGAGTAAGATATATTTATTTTATTGTTCCTGTCAAAATACAGTCTAACTCCACCTGCTCCGTTCTCTACTATGTCATGTATGACTCTTTTTTTAACCTTTACATCCCAGTCGTTATCATAAAGTATGAAGTCGCATATTTGCTCCATACCTATTTCTATAGCCTGCTTATACTCAAGACTCATGTATATCTCTATCTCTTCGGCATCCCTAGGAGTGAAGTTACCCCTACTCTCCAGTATAACACCAGAGGCTTGTTCAAGCATCTTTAGCTCTTTTTCTCTAGCTAATTTAGCGTAGAAGCTATCTCTATCTTTCTTTACTTTAGCTTTTGAATATTTGTCTATTGCGTTGAATTGAATCTTATGGTCTTGATTCATCATGTCTCCAACAACTGTGTCGACAAACTTTTTACCTGGAGCGGCAATACTCCAATCTATATTTATGTGAGACTCATTTCCTTTGTCATCAATCTCTGCGTCAAGGAATGATTTAAACTTATCTATATCTTGTCTGTTCGATGCATAGGCTCTGTTTTCTGCAGCAATACTTCTTCTGTTTGTACTTAAATCAATTCCTAACCCAGAGTAATATATATTTTTAGCAACTCTCTTACCGAAAGAATCTTTTTCTTTTTCTTTAGGGTCTACACTTAGTACTGGAAAAGGATTTTCCTTTATTTTATCCTTCAGAGAAGATTCACTGTATTTGCTCATCTAACAAAATATAAATATTTTAACAAAGATATGAAAATATTCTGTATATTCCCATTACTATAGTTTATAAGTCTTAAAAAGATTGTCTAGCGTTATATTTTTATACGCCTCATCCTTGTCTCTAATATTTCTTTTAATTGGTGCGTTTGGTAGAATTGATAACATTGCTGCTACAGTTCTATCGCTTGGAGTCCAATTGTTAGCATCAAACTTAAGCATATCTTCGAGTAGTGCGTTAAATGGGCATAGTCCGAACATATTCTCTATAATGTTTTCATCTGTAAACCCAAATTCATTTTTCTGTATTTCTGGAGAGATTTTACCAACGTATTTATAGGTGTGTCTAACTAGCGTGTTTATCATTTGATTTCTAACTAGCTCTCCAGCTGTTGAAACTCCATCGACTAATTTAGCACTATCTGATTGAGTGTAATCTCCTTGTCTTGTTTGGTATATGTAATTTTTTAAACCACTTCTAATTGCATGATTATTTAATCCTGGTTTTTGGTTCTCTGACAAAAAAGGAAGGCTGTAGAATATTGAGGCCATTATTATGTCGTCATAAAAATCATCTGGATTCGGTCTTCTTCCAGCGTACTCTAAGACCCATCCATTACTCATCTTAATGTCGTTTACATTAAATCTTTTGTAAAGATATGCTGCAGCGTCAGACTTTTTATCTCCTGCTGTTTCTTTGTGGTCGAAAGGGTCAACACCGATTTGCCCTGTATGAGCAAATTTTGGCTTAGCTAATCCTCTTGAATCAAAATCATGTGCACACCTCAGTTCTGGCGGTGGCATCCATGCTACATTGAATAATCCTTCTGGGTTGTCATAAAATTCAACCTTCAATTTGCTTTTATCCTCCCACACAAAATCTCCTGTCCTTATTATGCTTGATGGTTGTAAATCGTTGTAGTCTTTCTGCTCGTATATCTTATAAGTAGGAAATACATCCCCTTTTCCAGATATTATAAATGCATCATCTATTGTTCTAGGGTATTTTCTTCTCCTTGATATTAATTTTTCTCCAGTTAAAGTTTTTTCGATTTTTATCAAATATGCTTCAGCTGCAACTATGTCTGAGTAACCGTATTTATCTATAAATGTAGGAGTTTCATCTCCAGTCTTATCAGAACCTCTTAGTCCGTAATAAGCTGGTTTAAAATATCTTTTTAGTCCAGACTCTGTTTGTTTTGTTCTCTTAAAATATTCTGAAGATATGGTTGATTCGTCCCATAGCTTTTTACAGTTTATACCCCCTTTCTTCTCCATGTCCTCTACGGTGGTAGTTAAAAGTGCCTTTCCCGTTACATCTGCACCGTCAGCCAAACATTCTTTTACGATATACCATCTCTCATGCACATCCGCAACTCTTGTTGCTGTTTTACCTATCTCGTCATGAAATATAAATGCCAATCCATCCCCATCGTAATATTCTTCTTTAGCATTTCCATAATTAATCTCGGAATCCAAAACTTCAGAATATATTTTTATTTGTGTTTTGGTGCTTCTTTTCTTAGGGTTTCTATACTCTAGTGCTTTCTTAGGGTCACTATCACCAGTATCAACAGGTTTGAAGTATTCTGGTAACAATCTCCATGACCTGACTAATTTTTTAAATACTTTTGCTCCATCGGTGTCTGTTTTCGATTGTATGCCACCAATAGAATCTGGAGACCTGGATATGAGTTCATTGTTGGTACAATTAGCTCTTTCTGTCTTTCCGTCCCTCCTGTTGGTTATCTCAAGCATTCCGTAGCAATTAACATCAGCAACCACGTCAGACCATATATAGTAATGGTCTCTATCTGAATCTGTAAAGCTTGGAAGACCAGATACTTTTCTTGTTCCTATAGAGCCGTCAGGCCTCTTTACTTCTTCTACACGAATAATGTTCCATGCTGTTAAATAATAATAATGAAGTCCTGTTATATATTCTAAGTATCCATTATTAAAAAACCAATATCCATTTAGTCTTCTATGCCAATGAAGCTTTATGTGTTCTTTGTCTTCTTGGGTTAATTTGCCCAAAAGGAATCTCGAATTAACTTCTTTTATGTATTTTTTATCGAAAGGCCTAAACATCTGGTCTTCCTTCTTCAAGCCATAGCCGTCTATTTCTTTTTTTGGTGGAGGCTTGGGTAGTGTAAATTCAAATTCATCGATAATCCTATGTCTATCGAAATCCTCATAAGTATATCTTTGAGCTATTCCCTTACCCATTGTTATAGTTAATAAAACTTTCTACAGACATGTCTCCTTTAAGCATCTCTTGTTCTTCTATAATCTCTTCTTCAGTTATATTTTTTTCTAATATCTCTGCTTGCTTTGTGTATTCTGGTAGTTTGTCTATGAATTTCTGAACTCTTTCAAATGCTTTTTCATCCTTATCAGTCAATGCCGATTGGCTGATTATGTCTACATGGATTTTAGTTCCAGGTTCATTTGGATTATCTATCTCTATGCCATTAAGGACGAGCTTTGTTGTGTCGTCAATAATCTTTTTATAAGTAAGATAACTCTTAACTCTTAGTTTTTTGGGGGAGAATTTACTGATTTTATCTTCAAGGTATTCTATATATTTACCCTGTTCTCCAGACAGCTTAGTTGGTCTTTCCATTTAAATTTAATTTAATTCTAAAAACAAAGGTAATAAAAAACCCTGAAATTAATCAGGGTTTAAAACTTAAAAAATAAAATATGAAATTAATCTAATAATGACCATTGAATCCACACCTCTCCAGCTATGTCTCCAGTCAAGTCTGCACCCGCTGTGTCTGCCCAAGTAGCGGCAGCATTAAAGTAAAGAGTGTGAGCTGCTGCAGCCTCAACTACTAATGCAGCTGCTGCTGTTTTTAATGTAGCTGTTCCAGCACAATCTGCGGCTGTTTGACCAGTTAAATAGTCTTCAAAAGTAGCCGTACCACTTAAAACAGAAACCGCTCCTGTTGCTTCAACAGAACCTAATCCTACGTCTGGAGTAGCTGTTGTATCTTCAGCTAAAGTGATTGCCATATCCATCTTGATAGATGTTACAGAGTATGCTCCAGCAGGGAATGTGTATAATAGGTATCCATCTCCTAAAGCAGCATTATCAGCAACTGTTAAAGCGTCTGCCTGACTTACAACAAGTTTTGTAGTGAAGTTTTTACCATCACCAGTATAGTGAGTTGCTGTAACACCAGTGTTAGCTGTTCCTGGAGAATAAGTAGAAGCAACTTGATTAGCTTCAGCTAAATTAACCCAAGCGTAGCCTGTAGCAGTAGCATTTGCTGTTGGTGTTTGAGAAACTGTTACTTTGGTATTTGTTCCATCAAAAGTAGCAGAAACAACTGTGTAAATATTGTCATTTGAATCGTCTTCACCGAAAACAGTGAAAACAGAACCTGCTGCAAAATTAGCAGCAACATCTCCAACTGTAGAGTCAAGAACAACAACGTTTGGAGAAGCTGTAAATGAATCAAGTAAGTAAGCTAAATCACCTTCTTTAGTGATTGCTGCAACCTTAACAGCCATAGCTGTTTCAGATACTTTAATTCTTTCGTTAGAAGCTCCAGCTGAATCAAAATAAATGATAGCTTTAGAGCTTAACTCTCCAACACTGTTTATTCTGTTTTTGTTAATCCAAACTGTATCTCCGCTGTTATCTTCTGTTAAAGAAATTAACAAGTTAGATTGTGTTCCAACGTTAGTTAATGATTCTTTAACTTTTGCTGTTTTTCTGTATCCATCTTCATTTGATAAATACTCTACATTAGTCAAAGAGTTTGACGTGTAGGCTTTTAAAAGTAAGCTATCTTCGATAGATATCGGATTGCTTGTTAAGTTGTCAGTTAAAAATATTTTAGCCATTTTAAAATTAGTTTTGTATAATTATACCACAAAGATACATTTTTTTTTAGTATGCAACTATTTTTTACCTCTATTTCTAGCTCTGTTTTTTGATAGCCCTTCTAAAACCATGCCTCCTGACTTTGTGTGAGACGCATCCTTACCATCGCCTACTTTGGAGTTTGGGTTGTTTGAGTTGAACCTATTTAGACTAGACCTGTAGATTCTTCTTGATTTTGAACTATGGTATTCTTTGTTATATGAATTTTTCTTAGCTCTAGCCTCTGGATTGTTTTGATAATACAATGCCGACTTGCTATTTCCGTTGGTTGTCCCTGCTAATTTGTTTCGTGCCATTTTGTAAAATTACGAAATTATAGCACAACATAAACATTTTTGATATCCATTAGCATGCATTCTTTTTCTTCTATATCAACATGTGTTGCTGTGCCCTTTCTGAATAATATTTCATCGCCTTCCTTCAAAGAGGATATGCCTTCAGGTACTGATATGACCTTACCTTTCTCTGGGTATGCTTCTTCTTTTGTTGAAACGACTATCTGACCATGTGTCATAGCTTTTCTTATTGGTTCGACAACAATTGTAGTTCCTAATGCTTTCATTTTATCTAAATTATAAATTATATCTTTTGTGTTTATTCTGTAATAAGTGTGAATACCTATTGTTATTTCGTATTCTCTTCCAGTTTTAAATAAAACCTTGTCACCAGGATAAAGTCCTGACTTCCTGTTTGGGTGTTGAACTATCGCTGTTCTAGCTTCCTTTTTGGCCATCACCTCTAACATTATTCCGTTGTCAGTTTTCGCTATATCTTTATCTATAGCTGTAACAAGGTTCCATTCATTAAGCATCTCTATTTCATTGTCAGAAATCTTACAATAAAGGTCTTCGTACTTTATCTCATAATAGGTTTTATCACCAATGACTCTCTCGTTATCCTCATGTGTTAAAAAATGATGAGTATAAACAACGTCTCCAGGCTTAACTTCAACATCTATCTCATTACCGTAATAACTATTAAAGGCTTTAAAACAGGCGGAATACACAACGCCATCTTGAGTTATGTTGTCTTTATCCATCGGGTTATACCTAGTGTCTATATGTATTCCGTTCCTTACTGATTTCTTATCTTTATCAGCATTAACATAGACCATGCTTGCTGACGGATGTATAACCCCATCTCTTATAACTCCTCTTATTTCTTCCTCGTATATGTAATACGAATCATCACTAAAGTTTGGAGCTTTATCAAAAAAGGAATTGTCAGCCATAAAAACCTCATCTCCTTTCACATACACAGAGTTCGGACTAGACTCTATAATTATAGCTCTTTGATATTCGTATATGGAGCCGATGTCCATTGAAAGTTCTGATGGCTCTGCTCTTTTAGCTATACAGTAACCCTCTTGAACTGTCATACCTGGAATGTTATATATACTGGAAGACCTATAAAGACTTTTGTGACAGCGTGATTCTCGTTGTTCATGTCTGTAGTTATAACTTGATAAACAATCTCTCCGTCTATTTTCTCTCTAACGATGTCGGACACTATTCTTTTAACTTCATCTCCATTAAAGCCGAATGGTCTAATCTTTAACACTTGCCCTAACCTGAATGAGAAGCCTTCTCTTATTCCGTCTACTTTAATTTCGTGGATTGTTTCTTCCCAGAGTAATTTTTTATCTATCATGCGATTTAATTTTATTCAACATGACAAATATAGTTATTTTTTTTACATTAGATTGAAAACATGTATTTTGTTTCCTTTTTTAATAATGACCTCGCTTGTTAGATTGTTGAAAGAGCCCTTCCATAATGTGTCGGATTCTCTTAGGTATAGAGTTTCGTTTTTGTTTACCTCGTAAGTTCCAACAAACATTCCTGCCCCGTCCTTTCCTCCTCTATCTTGATATCTTTTTATTTGCCCTTTCTTTTTCTCATAAGCATAATTGAAGTCAACAAAATTACATGAGAACGATATGTTTTTATTTGTCACGCTTAACTCCCAGTTGTAAACCCAGTAAACATAAACCGTATCATTGTATTTTGACTGATAGGCTATTATTAATTTATCTTCACCAGGAGTGGATTGCTCTCTAAAAAACTCTACGCCACCCTCGTCTTGTTGAGGATAATAGTCTCTTTCTTGGATTTTAGCTACAATGTTTTGTGATGATACTGTGTTTAGTAAAAAAACACTCAATGATAATAATGCAATCTTTTTCATAATATTCTTTTTTTATTTAGTGAAACGCATGTGTTTTAAAAAGGTTACAGTTTTTTTAAAAAAATAACCCCCAGAGAAAAGAATAAAGAAAAAAACTCCGAGGGTTATAGTATTGTTGTGGCTTATTAAAGCCCGTATTTCTGTCCTTTTCTAGCGTTAGAAATTATCTTAGATTTTCTATCTTTAGAAATATACTCTTTATTAGCTTCGAGACCTTTTATTTGTAATTTCGCTAATTTTTCTCTTCTATCTGCAGGATTTCCGCTACCTTTAGCTTTCTCTTCTTGGTATTTTTTAGCCGCAGCTTTTACAGCTTCTGGAGAATCATAGGCCTTACCCATATACATGTACTCAGTCTTGGTTCCAATACCTTTAGCTTTGTTCTCTTTAACTTTGGCAGCCGCAGAGTTATTGTTCATTGATGATTTATAAAGTTTTGATGGCATCTTTTAAAATTTAAATTACATAGCAAAGATACAAAAAAAATAATTCACTGCAAGTTAGTGTGAATTTTAATTTAAATATTCTTATCTATTAACACAAATTTTTTCCCAAGGACTTCAGCTATTCTTTCTAGAGAGTCTATAGACATGCTTTTATTCTCGTCTTTTATCCATCTAAGTAGAGATGTATACCCAACACCTGATTCTTTAGCCACTTCTTTATAGGTCATTTTCAATTCACCTTTAAGTTTTTTCTTCAGGTTTAATTCCCCTATTATTTGTTTTTTTATGCTCATTGCTTTAAATATGATTGTTCGGTACTGTGTTGTGAGTTTCTAATGTTTGTTTTTCCATTTCAATTAGTTGCATAATTCATAAGTATTAATAAAGCTATATAATAAGCTAAAGTAGTTCCTGTTATTATTGCTAATATTATTGTTATTTTAGTTGGGGGTTTCATTTATTTGTTTCTATTTATCTTGTTTTTTTACTACATTATATTTCTGAACAACAAGAACAGTATAATCTCCAACCCTCCAATTATCAGAGGACTCTAAAGGTATTTCTACTTTTGTTGTTTGTTTTGCTGTTTGAATATATAGAACTGTTGGTCTATATGGTACACCATACATAGATTTATTTCCAACATCTATCGCTGATATAACACCTTCTACAACACTTACATTTTCTAAATTCTTATCACAAGATGATGAAGAACATCCTGCAATAAATATTAAAATTATTAATACTATTAAATTTTTCATAACTTCTTTTATTTATTTGTTTTGTATTATCTCTATTGTTTAATCTGTTTGTAATCTAAATAATCTTCTAATATCTCACTTAATTCACTTTTTCTAATATTGTGTTCGTTGCTATCTGATAACCATTCAAGTAAATCTAAAAGTAATTTCTCCTCT